ATGAAAAAGATAATAACAACCATCGCCACAGCATTTATCATGATTAGTTCGTTTGCTTCCTTCGCAGCCGAAAAAGCAAATCCCTTGAAGAACGTCGAATCGACTGCCGTCATCAAAAGCTATTTGGAAGCCACCACACTTGGTAGCGTGGCGCTTAACAGATACCTTTTCGCCGAGGACTTTGAATACAGCAGCGGCGCCAATAAGGACAGCTTCGATAAAAAAGCCTACACGGATTTTTTGAAAGCGCATGAAGGTGTAACCTACAATTGCGAGACGAGTTACGAGATTTTAGATCAGAGTGGGAAAGTATGCATGGCTAAAGCCACGATGACTTTCGAAAACTTCACACGTGTAGATTATATTACCTTGAGTCAAGAGCAGGACGGCTGGAAAGTTAGCAAAGTGAGAACGACGTATCCATAATCGATTGGATCTGATATGTAGTAAGGATTGGAGAGGAATTGGAGAAAGGAGGAAGTGCTAGGGATAGCACTTTTTTGTTTTGTAGCCCCGAGCAGGCTATTAAACAGGGTTGATTGGATCTGTCGACCAGCAACTTATCAAAGTCAACTGAATTATACACACTGATCCGCACACACTTTTTTAAAGTTGTTGATTAATATAGTATCATTTGCATATATTTGTATCTATGGAGCTAAAAGAATTTTTAGAAGCTAATCCCATCTTAGTGCGGAAAGAGCTAGCCGTTAAAATGTACCCGAATCTATCGGCGGATGTTGCTCGGAACAAACTCACGAATAAAATAAAACAATATGTAATTGGAAGCGGCACCCAGCGTATTCTTCCCCATGATGTCGAAGCTGCAAAAAAGGTATTAACAGAACTACGTGATAATATAAATGAGTTCCTCGATGAATAAATCAATATAGTTTTATTTGGATATATAGTATAATAAAACTATATTTGTGTTATTAAAAGTAACACACACATGAATACATCATTTAAAAACTGCGATGATTTCGCAGACTACATCATCGACTCTGTATTGAATCACGGCGATATCGTGACACACGAGTTTAACAGGATGACCAACCTGGACATCCCCGTGGGCAGATCTTTAAATCAGTACGTCAAAGAAAAGGTAGCAGGTGGCAAGAATTTTAGTGAGTTCGGCACGGTAAAAGCGTTTCTTTATGATATCTACGAGCTGACGCTATCACCAATTTTTTCACTTTACGATAAAGCAAGACTGGCTCACACTTGGACTTCGATGAATCCAGATCGAGCTGCGCGAATGAACATCAACGAGCATATTGCTGAATTAAACGCTGATTTGAATCTATTACCCAAAGAAGACCACAATTGGTATACAGACAAATATATTAGGCTATATTCAGATTGGCTAAGCGCGAAAGGTCGTACAGCATCGTCTATGGTAACAGGGCCAGCTAATTTTCCAGTAGAACGAAACAGAAAAGCGCTAAACTCAGAACATAATAAATACCAGGCGTTTCAAGAATGGCGCGATAAAACACAAAATTCAATCCAAAAACGTATTGAGCGAAGCAAGCCCGAATCCCAAAAAAGGGATGAGAAGTTCGAGTTGTTGAAGAAGGATATTATACATTCTGCCGCCGTCATTGTGGATATAGATAACGGTACTGAGCCCTATAACCGTGCGCTATTTGTTTCTTCCATTACAGGTAAAATTGAACGTCTTGCAAAAAACGGTGAAAAAGAGTTGGTTGAAAAATGTCTATTACTTCTTGAAGAGCTAAATTCCTCTCAGAAAAAGCCTATCATCACTAGCCGTAACTCTGTGTGGAATCTTCGAGAAGTTGCTGTTGACATTGCAAAAGAAGCGGAACGCCCAAACGAAGAATATCAAATTGATGGCGGCATCGTCATTGTAAATTATACTGACGATAGGATCCAAGTAAAGCACGATGAGAAACCATCTAGACAAGTAATCGACAGTCTAAAGCGTAATTCTTTTAACTGGTCAAGATTCAATGGCGCTTGGCAGCGAAAAATCACGAATAATACAAAAAACGTTGTTAATAACATGTTCGCTTTAGCTATAAGATAAGCGTCGAAAATATTATGTAGCTTTATTATCAGGCGTTAAAATCTGTATATATATGGCTTTGGGGTAAATTTGTTACTTCAAAGCCTTACTAGCTTTTTATGAGTAAAACACAAAAAACACCTGTTCTGATCATTAAGGAAGTATTTTTTAATCAGATCCTGTCGGGGGAAAAGATCGAAGAATATCGAAGTTTAAGCGATCATTATTTCAAGATGTTCTTTGATAAGAACAAAGACGGCGAATACGAGTTCCGGAAACCTATCGACAAGATCATCTTAGCCGTAGGATATCACAAGAGCCGTAAGACCGCAGTAGTTGAATTGAAAGATATTTATATCGTCGAATTTCAGAACGTAATTCCAGAAGGATTCGAAAAAGGTGATGAATGTTTTGTCCTAGAGCTTGGTAAGGTATTGGAAAGGAATTTCTAGTACTTTATAACTTATGGCAGAAACAGCAGAGCAACGAAGAAGAAGTGCAAGGCCTAGATACAGGATCAGCACATCAAACAGTGGCGTAAGAACCGTTACCCCAGTTAACACGGCAGCACGTCGTGACATGCGTCAACCAACCGGAATTCGTAGAGTTACCCGATAATGACGCCGTTAGAAATATTGAATCAGATTAGGCACCAGACTAATCAAATTGTACTGTTCAGCTCACTGAACGGCAAAGATTCTATATTGCTAACAGATATGTGTTCCAAGGTCTTTGATCGAGTGGTAAGTGTTTACCTCTATACGGTCAAAGACCTTTCTCATATCAAAGCTTTCAAGAAGGTGCACCAGGCACGGTACCAGAACATCGAGTTCATCGAAAGGCCGCATTTCGCTCTGTATGGCTATCAAAAGAACAGCTATCTTGGATATCGCGGCCATGAGAAGTTAAAGCGCCGCACACTGGCACAGATCGCGCAGGATGTAAAAACCGAAATGGGGATCGAATGGGCTTGCTTCGGATTTAAGAGAACCGACGGACTACAGCGCCGCCTTATGATGATGGGATTGGATAAGGTGGGAACGCCGGGCTATAATGCGAAAACAAAAAACGTCTACCCGATTGAGGGATGGACGAACAAACATGTGCTTGCATACATCGATAAGATGCGACTGCCGCGTCCTACAGTGTATGACCCGAAGCATCAATCACAGGGCGTATCGCCTGCTGATATAAATTTCTTGCTTTGGTGCCGGAAGTATTCACCAGGCGATTACGTTAAAGTCCTAAAAGAGTTTCCCCAAGCTGAATCAATAATGTTTGAACATGATTACCAACAAGCATAAATCATCAGAATCAATAACGCTCAAGCGTTCGCAGATCGCGCTGGCTGACTATAATCCACGCAAGCTATCTGCTGATGCAAGAAAGAAGCTCAAAGCAAACATCAAACGTGTGGGCATTATGGGCGGCATCGTATGGAATGAGTTATCGGGAAACCTCGTAAGTGGGCACCAGCGCGTGTCAATCTTGGACGAGATCAACCACTACCCGAAAAGCGACTATGACATCACCGTGGAAAAAGTCACCTTAAACGACAAAGAGGAAAAAGAGCAAAACATCTTCCTTAACTCGAAATCGGTACAGGGTGAATTCGACGCGGATCTAATGGCCGACATCATCGGTGATATTGATCCAATCTTAGCCGGACTGGATGACATCGATCTAACGATGTTGCAGCTCGAGTCACCATCAGTGGACTTTACGGACATTATGGAAAAAGCATCGAAGCTGACCCCACCAGCTAGCAAAGAAGAAATCAAAGCGAAGAAAGAAAAGTACAGCAATGAAGTTGACGACCGTTGGGAAGGTGAGCCGGTCCTTCTCCTATCTTTCGACTCGTTCCAGAACAAAGCTGAATTTATGGAGGCCATGGGAAAGGATCTGTATGAGAAGATCGTTAAAGGCGAAGAGGTCGCAGAGAGGCTATTTAATTCTTAGTTGTCGGCACGGATATAACGGACGGTTATAACAATTATATGCAAAAGAAGGATGCATCAACATTTTACAGAGTACACTTTTGGCGATATCGTGTATTTAAAAACCGATTCCAATCAAGAGCAATGGATCATCACAGACATCACGTTAAAGCCTAATTTGGCCTTGTATCACATCGCCTGCGGATCATTACAGCACGATGCGTACGATTTTGAGATGTCAAGACAGCCGGATGCGAATAAAAAAATGGGTTTACAATAGTTTGAACCCGTAAAAGAGATAATTAAATACAAATAGATATGATAATAACCCTTTCATGGCATTTAGTCTTGATGATCGTATTGACGATTTTATTTATCATTTGGATAGTTCGACAGTTTGACGAATACGAAGATTGGGGAATACTTACGGCATTGCCTACATTGTTGTTGTTATTTGTGTTTTGGGCTGTCTACGGTGGTATAGTTTGGTGGTAATATGGCAGACAACAAATACGAATATGAAAGCGAAAGCTTTTCCGCAGCATGTGAGAACTACGCAAAGAAGGGCATGACCGACCGCGAAATAGCTATTGAATTGGATTTGAATGTTACCTATTTCTGTGAACTTAAATCTAAGTACGATAACATTTCCGAAGCCTTAGCGCGCGGGCGAGCCAAAATCAATTCAGCTGTTCGGCAAAAATATCTTGCGGTCGCCTTGGGAGGCTTAAAGCGCAAGACGACTACCCGAAAGATTCCTAGCCGTTTCGATGATGAATCGGATATCCATGCTGACGGAATGGTCGTATTGGAAACAACGGAAGAGCTTGCTCCAAATGCACAAGCTCTAAGCACCTGGCTATTCAATAATGACGAGGAATGGCGCAAAAAAGTTATTGATGGTAAAAAGCTCGATGTCACAACAAACGGCAAAGATCTCAACGGCAGCATAAACATTGCCACATGGTTGCAAGCCAACAATGAAGATGACGACACAGACGAAGACGATAGCGAAGAAGGTCTCGACGGCGAGCAAGAGGAAGATAACTAGGACGCGTCCTAAAATAAAGGTCGCTAAGCCTTACGTTCCCATTTATGAGAACACGGATAAGTTTATTATCCTGATCACTGGCGGCCGTGGCTCCGGAAAGTCGTTCAACGGCTCTTTGTTCCTTGAAAGATTGAGTTTTGAGAAAGGGCACAGCATTCTTTTCTCCCGTTACACGATGTCCTCAGCGGCCGATTCTGTTATTCCAGAATTTCAGGAGAAGATCGATTTGGAAGGTACCAGTGACTTTTTCGAGATCAAAAAGAATAACATCATCAATAAGTTCTCGAAAGTGCCGATCATGTTCCGCGGTATTAAGACAGGATCCGGGAATCAAACAGCTAAGCTAAAGTCAATCCAAGGTCTTACAACGTTTGTTGGCGATGAGATGGAGGAATGGACCGACTTTGATAGTTACGAAAAGTTGATGCTTTCCATTCGTCAAAAGGGAATACAGAACAGGATCATCCTGATAATGAACCCTACGGACGACTCCCACTTCGTTTACGAGCAGTACATCAAGGATACGCACAAGATTGTAACGATCGATGGCGTTGATGTTCAGATATCGACACACCCAAATGTGCTGCACATCCATACGAGCTATCTCGACAACGTAGAAAATCTGTCGGATAACTTCTTGGAGCGCATTGAGCAGATTAAGCAAGAGTCGATCGCGCAGGCAACGGATGCCAAGGGCGTTTTTGACCGCTCCAAGTTCCAAATGACGAAGTACGCAAACGTTGTCATCGGTCGGTGGGCAGACATCAAAGAAGGTGTTATTCTTCCCAAAACGATGGAAGGAGATTTTAACGAGTATCTCCCCTACTGTTACGGACAGGATTACGGATTCTCTGTCGATCCGGATACGCTCATACGTGTGGCTGTGGATCGTAAGAAGATGCTTATTCATGTCGACGAGGAGTATTACGATACGAAGCATCTAGGAACGAACGACATCATTGAACTGAACAAATCCCGTATCAAGCTGCCGAACGATTTGGTTGTGGGTGATAGCGCGGAGGATCGATTGATAGCGGACATCAAGAAGGGAAAAGTAAATATTGTGGAATGCTGGAAAGCTCCCGGCTCCGTAAATGCGTCGCTACTTAAGATGGCCGACTACACCATAGTTTACACGCCGCGAAGCCGAAACGTTCGCACGGAGCTCAAAAACTACATCTGGAATGATAAAAAAGCAGGTATTCCAATTGATAAGTGGAATCACTCAATTGACGCAATACGTTATGCGTTCGATTTCTTAACGAAAAACGATCCTCACGCCAAACAGAAAACTAAACGAGCGGCACAGGCCGTACGATCACCTAAAAGAAGGGTAAGACGATGACACTAGAACAATTACAACAATTATTAGGGGGTGAATACAAAGCCCTGTATGAAGTTATTAGCAAAGGCCAGCGAATTATAAAGCTTGGTTCCAAAACAATGACCGTGGAACAGGCCATGCGGCAGTATGATCCGTTTTTGCACGACGTTAACGATCCGGCCATCCGCGAGAACCGAAAACTTGAATTTGAGGGGGAAGAGTATGACGATGCTATTTCGAATGAACGTAGAAACTCCTCAGAATACGAAGAGGTCGAGGTAAACCGCCTGCAGCTCGCGCGGCAGCAGCAGATCGTTCAGTCGGCTGTATTCTTTGAGTGCGGCTCGGACATTTCCATTGACTTCAATGGAGAGGAAAACGAAGAGAACTTCTTTGCGCTCATTCAGAAGGTGTGGACAGACAATAAGCTTTCCTACAAGACAGAAGATATTGTCGAGCGTCGGATGATCGAGACACATTGCGCGGAGCTTTGGTATGACTTCATTGACAAGGATTACTGGAAGGGCACGCCGCTGGAAGGAAGCGAACGCCGTCCCGGTATGATGCTCCTTTGCAAAGAAAACGGTGATGACATCTTTCCTGTGTGGGATGAGCACGATGGCCTTATCGCTTTTGGGCGAGGTTATCAGACCGTTAATCCCATTACCGACACTAAAACTATGCATTTCGACTTCTACACTTCTGAAAAGATCCTATTAGGTAGTCAGGCCGATGGTGCAGATTGGGAAATCGAAGAAAAAGAGGGTTATGGGTTTCTCCCAATCGTTTACCATTCGCAAAAGCGTCCAGAGTGGGCGAACATCCAGCCATTAGCCGACCGCGAAGAAAACAATGTGTCAAACCTTGCCGATACGAACGACTACTACGGTGATCCTACAATGGTTGTAGAGGGTGAAGCGGAAAGCCTACCATCCAAAGGTGAAGTGGCCAAGGTCATGCAGGTCAAAGGCGAAAACGGTGGTCGCGGTAGCGTTTCATTCGCCCAGCCGGATGCAATGGTCGATTCTAAGAAGATGGAATTCGATAAACTGAAGCAGGAGCAATTCGATATTACCAATACACCTGACATCAGCTTTAATACAATGTCGCAGCTCATGAGCAACGGCACCAGCGGCATCGCTTTGCGGCTCCTTTTTATGGGGCCACAGCTGAAGGGAAACAAGAATCAAAAGCGATTAAAGGAAATGCTCGTGCGTCGGTTGAATGTTATTAAAAAGATGTTGATCAGTTTCTCTCCTGCCGAGTTTCAAGATATGGAAGGGATTATGCCATCAATCAAGTTCAAAGATGCGCTGCCAGTTAACAAGACTGAATTGATCGGTGACGTATCGAAAATGGTATCATCAAAGCTATTGAGCCGGAAGACTGCCATGACTATATTAGGCGAGGTTTCGGATGTCGAGGCAGAGCTTGAGCAGATCCTTGAGGAAACAAAGCAGGATCTGCAGATGGTCAGGGAAGCACAGCCAGTTTCTGAACCTAAAATATAACGCATAATTATAATATTTATATAGTTTTTATTGCATATATAAATATTGTTTTTTACCTTTGAAGTATCGAAAGACATCAAGATAGTCCAAGTTCGAGAAGATTAACGACACGTAGTCGATTGGACGAATCGCATCAGCGGCCGTTCCCGAAAGGGTGAGTGAATCAAAACGCAATAAGGGCGCATAAAGCTTGTGCAAGGGTGGACACATCCTATTACCTGCGACGGTCGCTTCTTTGCAATTCTAAAGTGCTGGCATACCACAACGTGAAGAACGTTCCGATGTAAGACCTTTATGGTATTCGGCTTGAAATCTGTAATAGTATGCCAATTGCAATGTTCGTCTAGGGGTTAGGACGTTAGGTTTTCAGCCTAAAAACACCAGTTCGATTCTGGTACATTGTACAAAACCCTGATATGGACTGAGACAAAGTAGCAACGGCGAAACGTGATGGACAGAGAGGTAGAAAGGCTAATAATGGTAAACATAGCATTGTTCTAGACATGGTGATTATGTTTGTGGGTGTGACCCCTGCCTTTTTTAAGTTATTTGAAATTTTAAATGAGTACTGGGTGTAAAGCCTTCGTCTGCTGTTCGGTTACGTAGAAATGGGCAGAGTAAGCGCGAAATGATGGCGGATAGCGCTACACCCAGTGTTCAGTTGGAAAGATGGCGGAATTGGTAGACGCAATGAGGGTTATAAGTTGAAACGCCCGTGACGTGTGAATAGTATCCTAATAGCACGCAACTTCAGGTTCGAATCCTGCTCTTTCCACGCGGTTAAACTAAAAAGGTCTGGTTGGCTTTTTCTGTGTCCCTTGTTTTGACGGTTCGATTCCGTCTTTTAGTATAGTTCATAATTTAGGTTAATAATTGGTTTGGTACCCGCGGGATCCTCCCCGTTTCCCGCGGTACATTTGGGGAAGTCGTTTAGAGGCTAGGACGCAAGATACCTGAGATCCGTTTTACGGGGAGGCCTTGAAACAGTGGTTCGAATCCACTCTTTTCCACGGAAACGCAACCCGTGCGCAGATATGCACAACGGATAGGCTTGACGATCGGGAATAGACCGATACTTTGACAGGATGGCGAAACGGTAGACGCGGTAAAATCATTGGGGTAGATGGTGGTTTTGCTAGACTTATCGGATTGTGGCTATTGTAACGGCTCCACTGCTTGGGAAAAAGACGACCCCCTTTGACAAGTAAGACAGGACGACTACCGACACAGGCGAAAATAGTTGCTGGTTCGAATCCGGCTCCTGTCTCAACCCCGGATTGGTTATGCCAGATAAGTAGTCGGGATATGCTTATCTGATTTGCGCGGATTTTACCGTAGAATCTAACTAAACGCAAACCGAGCGGTATAGGAAAGTTTAGTAGTTGACAACTCGGAAAGACGGGCATTTTTGGGGCGCTTGGCCGGGTGACTACGGGAAGTACAACCGTGTTAGAGGAGGTAGGTTCGATTCCTGCGCGCCCCTCAACGCACATAGACAGATGGATACTGAAAGTAAGTTCTAATCGATGCTATCTGACGATATACGGAAAGACGTAGATGGATCAGTAAAAAGGCGATTTCGGTAGATAGGTTATTACTGAGGATAGGTTGACAGCCGGGAACAGACCGGCACAATTTGGAGCAGTGATCACATTTGAAGTTAGTCGCTCGTAAAACTTGAAGGATGATTCCCTTTCGGTTATGTGGTTATGTTGGTTGCGAGGTGTTCGATTCCCTCCTGCTCCGCTCACTAATTAGTTCTTTAACATGAAAAGAGTAGGTTTAATGTTCGCGCTATGCGCATTGTTGATGTCTGTAACATCGTGTTATGATTTCTCCCGAGAGCAGCGATTAAAAGACGCGGAAAACAACGGAAAGGCAACGCTGGTCGAAGCTGAGAACTCCAAGAAAGCCATGGTTGAACAAGCTAAAGCGGAAAACGAGAGCGCAACGCTGCAAGCGGAGGCAAAGATCAAGATCGCCAAAGCCGAAGCCCAGGCGGAAGTCGAGCGCGCCAAAGGAGTAGCTGAGGCAAACAAGATCATTGGCGAATCACTCAAAGGGAACAGCGAGTATCTAAAGTATCTGCAGATCGATGCGATCAGGAACAGCAAGGGCGACAAGATCTATGTTCCTACAGAAGCGGGAATACCGATACTTGAAGCGAGGAAGTGAAGCCATGAGGTATACATATGCTTTCGTGATCCTGATCATCTTCGTTATCCCCATTGGGATAATCATCTATCGGGAGTTATGGCGTTATCTCCGCGGCAGAAAAAGAAATCGCTAGAAATGGCAAAAAAGGTGTGTAGCCAAGTTGGTAAGGCATCGGTTTCCAAGTCCGACACCGGCAGTTCGAGTCTGTCCACACCTGCAACAAAAAACATCACTACCCACGAGTTGGGTTGAGCAAAGTAAGTAAGCAATAAGGGGTCATAAATGCTTGACCGAGGGCGCAGGGTTTTATTCTTTTCCCAATTTCATCGTCCTTTTTTCCAGCGGTGATGTTTTTTAGCAACCGATCCCAAGTCGACAAAATTTATTTTAAAATATTTTATGGAAATAGACAACATTGTATTAACTTTGCTGTTAATAACACAAACCCCTCCAGCGCAATGCGTCGTTGGATCCAGCTTCCGGAATATTGGGAGCTTTTTTTTTACCTTATTATGGCCAATGACAATAAATTTAGAGTTAATGTCTACATAGATGGATTCAACTTCTACTATGGACTAAAGAGTATGCAGTGGCGAAAATTTTACTGGTTAGATCTTGTGAAGTTTTTCGAATGCTTTATTAAAGAAAACCAAGTATTAAATAAAATCTACTATTGTACTGCTAGACCCACGCATCAGGATAAGAAAAATAGACAAAGTGCGTTCTTAAAAGCTAATAGCAGAAGTGACAAATTTGAGGTGATTTATGGAAAATTTCTTCAAAAGGAGGTTGTTTTTGGCGGGCAATCATTCACTACCTTTGAGGAGAAGCAGACAGACGTTAACATCGCAATTTCTTTAATTAGAAATATTGTTAATAATTCGTGTGACACATCAATTATTGTTAGTGGAGATAGTGATTTAGAGCCAGCTATAATACTTGCTAAAGAAATCGACCCAAACCATAAAATATACGTGCACTTTCCTCCCAATCGACACTCTGTTACTTTAAAAGACGCATGCGATGCTAGAATTGATTTGGGGAGATTTGAAAATAGATTCAAAAAGTGTCTATTAGATGCTGAGATAGAGTATGAAGGTGTTATGCTACGATGTCCAGAAAATTGGGTTTAAAATAGCTGCATTGATATGTCGGTAGAGCTGCCTACGAAATAAACAGCTCTTCCAACATATTTTTGAGGCTTGGATAGACCTTTTTGAAGGTTTCTCTATTTTCTGCAGGAACATCGTCAACAGTAGCAGACATTATATAGATCGCCGCATTTGTTACACCTAAAGCGGCACTGATAGCTTCAAGTGTATTCTGGCTTGGGAATTTTTTATTCCCTTCTATTTGTGAAAGTGCCGTTTGCGTTATTCCAGCTTTTTCAGAAAGTTCGCTTTGATTAAGCCCCTGGGATTTTCTCAATCCTTTGATTGTATTTCCAATCTTCATTTAGTTGTTATCTCTATTCCAGAAACTTCCAGATTGTGGCGAGAATATTTGATATTCGTATAGCATAATCCATCATCTTTTCTTTCGAAATTCTGTTTCCTGACTTTGCTACCTCATCTCGAACAATTTTTAAAGCTTCTTTTCGATTCTCAGTTATGTCATCTGCATTTAGAAGTTGGTCTAATATGACCAAAACAAGTTTTTTTTCCATACGTAATTAATGTGAGTTTGTAATAATTTTTTTTCTCTTAATATTTCAAGTACCACATTAATTAATTCTTCCTCCGTATTTCTTCTTGTTACTTTTTTTGCAAATGTTCTTATTTCTATCCTAAAGTCAATGAACCTTTTTGATATCTTCTTCCTAAGACGCTCTATCCTCCGGTTGATTCTTCGAATAATGGTCAAAAGAAAAGGCTTTTGAAATTTTACACCGTGTTTCCTTACCGACTCAAGCAAATCTTCAATCTTGTCTTCAAAAGATATAAGATCAGATAGTTGGTAAGTGGATACTAATAAATCAAAATGATTTTCAGTAATTTCAAAATATTTAGCTAGGTCCATCTTCTGGAAGGCTTTCAAGCCTTCAAGCTGTTTCTCTAAAACTTCTAAAGATTTAGAGACCCCTGTAATGTTGTTTATGCCATATATGTCCATGTTTTAATTATATATTACCCAAAGTTAATAATAAAACTCGAAAGCACCAAATAGAATTATTAATGGTAATATTTTTGTAGCTGATAACCTACGCTAATAGATGATTTAGACTCCTTTCCTTTTTAATGTAAAAAAAACGTATTCCTAAACTTTTCATTACATTTGCCGATATAGATTATGATAATCAATATGAGGATAATACACATATTAACTGTCCTACTTTTTTCGATTACGGCGAGCGCTCAAGAATTCGGCCAAAACATCGGCAGCGTTAGCTTAGCATTCGATGGGAAGGCCCCCAAAGAGTTCACGCACACTGATGAAGAGTTATCGATCTTTATTCAAGATGTAGGCATGGGTTACGTTTACTTCAATGTTCGTAACAACTTAGATAAAGCCATATCATTTCAATGGCCCAGCTCCTACTACGTAATATCAGAAGAAACCATTCCTGTTAAGGATGCCAGCGGAGCGACTGCACAAATGCTGGGTATTGAAGTAAAGGAAGCTAATAGCGTATCGCCGCCTACTATAATAGCTCCGGAGTCTAAAGTGGTGTTAAAGTGTGCTATCAATAGCGCAGTCCTTTTCGATTACCGGAAGGCAAACAAATACTTTCAAGAGAATGGCAAGCTGCCGATTGATCGCGCAGTCCTGCAGTTCGAGATCAACGGTGCCAAAGTAGACAAAGTAATACCTATCCAAGTCTACACTAGCAAGATCAAAAAAGCATTAAAGAAATAATAAAGGCCTCCACTCGGAGGCTTTTTCTTTTACAATTAATAATACAAAATATTCTTAGCACCTAATAAGGCGGTCGAAATTCGTTCGCTCTCTCTCACATGCGGAAATTTGTGACTACGATTTTAAACATAATCATAACGCATGAATATTCAAGAGCGAGTTTTAGCAGTTCTGAAACCATTAGTTGCAAGTAATGGGTTCGGAACGACGACAGTTGAAGGGTTGGCGACAAACCTCAGTGCAAGCCTGTCAGATGAAAGCACGGATGAAGATATTACAGCGGCTATAGAGGGGGCTAAGCCTTATTTCACTTTGATGCAATCGGAGAATACCCGTTACATCAACGAATACAAGAAAAAGAACCCAACGTCGCCTAATCCTAATCCACAACCAAACAATCCAAATCCAGCGATTCCTGCGCCACAAGTGGACAAGATTTCGGAGTTGGAAAAGAAAATCGATCAGCTTCTGCAGCACAATAATTCCCTTTCGCTTACGCAGAAATGGGAGAAGCTAGCAGAAGCTAACGGTATCAAAAACGCCACTTTGGTAACAAAATGGCAGCCACAAACAGAAGAAGAGTTTGACAGCGCAATGGAGGATCTCAAAGCCTTCAACAAAGATCACGTAAAGCAAAACGCGAACGAAAGATCACCTGGTAAACCTAATGCTGGCGGCGCACTCCCTGAAGCGTCAAAGACATTGACTGCTACAGGAAAACAGGTCTTAGAAAACCTGAAAGCTCAAAACGAGCGCAACAAAACCAACTAAGGAGGAATTATCAATGTTCAACGTTCAAAGAGAAACTTATAACGCCGGTATTCCGGTGTTTCAGCACGACAAATCATTGCAAGTGCTGACTGGTGGTTTCACACTTAATGTTTCAGGATATCCAGACGGAGCCATCATCGGTTCTGGTACGGTTATCATGGTTGACGAATCTGCACGCACCGCAGTCGCTGTAAAAACGGCCGTAGTGACAAAAGCGATCGTCACCGCTGATACATCAATCGAAGTCGCCAAAGGTCATCCGCTTGCTGTGGGTGACAAGGTAAATGGCAAAACCATTTCCGCTATCAACAAAGCCGAAACGACACACGATGTAGTGGAGCTGGCCGCCGCCTATGGCAAAGCTGAGGCAATAGGCAATAAAATCGGTTCAGGTGATGGCAACGCTTTGTTATACAATCCTGTGCAGGTCAAAGCCGGGAATGTGCATCCAGTAACAGCGGTTGTCGGGGGTATGGTGTATGCGAGACGTATCGGTTTCGTTTCAGCAGCGACTAAAGCAGCATTGCCAAACGTCATTTTTTCACAAACAAAGTAATTAGGGGATAATGGAATATCAAAAATCAAAACTATTAGCGTTTTTGGCTGCTGAGGGATTAACCCCTGATGTAATCTTAGAAGCAAACAATACGCGCTTCGCTCCTACTTGGTACCAGCGGTACTTTAGAACGGAAGCGCCGAGTGTCTCACTCGACTTTACCACTGTCATCGGAGAAGATGGCATCGAGTCATTAGCATCCGTAATCAGCCGTGAATCTGAATTTACTTTACGTGCTCGTAAGGGGATCGAAAAGTTAAAAGGCGAAGTGCCTGCAATCGGTGTGAGACGTAAATTAAATGCGCAGGAGCTACGTAATATCGAGTTGCTATTGACTTCTCCATCTGTTTCAGGTTCACAACGCCTTACTTCGATCATCACAAGCATGATCGATGATTACCTATACACCCGTAACTCTGTCGCCCGTCGTGTTGACAGTATGGTAAAACAAGGCCTATCTACCGGCCGTGTGACAATCGACACCACGAATAATCCAGACGGTATTGTTTTCGATGTGCCTGTAATCAAGGATACGAACATTACGCCTGCGTCGGGAGATTGGGCGAATCCTGATCACGATATCATCGCTGACATCAATCGGGAGACACAAGCAGCAGAAGATGCTACGGACGCACAACCGATCAGCAAGATTTTGATCACTCGCTCTTTGTGGAGAAAGATCTCTACCAATAAGTCCGTTCAGAATTATGTAAAAGCATACATCGGAAACAGTGGTGCGAAATACGTGCCTACGCTAGTTAACGTCAATTCTGCACTGGAAGAAAACCTATTGCCAACTTTTGAAATCGTGGACGACAAAGCGGCTGTGGAGACTGATGGTGTTCAATCTAGCTTCAGCTCTTGGAATGCTGACAATGCGATCTTCATTCCAGGCGGTGAACTTGGTGTTATTCATAACGCTTTGGCTGATGAACAGCTAAATCCTGTGAACGGTATTGAGTACATCGTTTCTGACAACATCTTGTTATCACGCTGGAGAGAGCGTAAACCATTAGCTGAGATCACAGAAGCTGAGTGGAATGCTTTCCCTGGTTTCAAAGCTGCGAAGTCAATTCGTATCGTTAAAACTAAGGGAGAGTAGCATGACCATTAAAGAAGCCTTTCAGCAGTTTCTTGGCATCGAGGTAGATTCAAAAGCAGTAGAGCTCGCTTTGATAAACGCTGGCCTTGACGGCGCAAGCGATTACAGTGCTGCTTTGCTGCCTATCGTAGAAAAAAGTACTATTGACCTGTTGTTTCAGTCAATAGCTGTTACTTCGGAATCAGAAAGTCAGTACAGCACCTCAAAGGATGCTAAGCTAATGCGTGACAGGCTTCTTTATTTAGCTCGTAAATACGGGCGGGGTGATATTCTAAAAGCCTTGACGAGCTCCGTAAGTGTGAAAGACATAAGCCGGATCCGATGATCAGAAAACGAATTCATACGCTACATGCTTCGATATTAGAAAGCATACCTCCCTACGAAGATGGAAATGGAAACATGATTTTCCCGGAGTCTAACACGCGAGACATCACTGCCTCGTGTAGAGCGGAAAGCGGTACAAAAGATGGGCAGAGGCTTGTGAAAGGAGGTGTAGCCCTCGAATATTCGTATTTAGTGTTTACAGAGAAATCAATTGATGCTCTGCCGCTCAATACCTTGGTGAAGATCACAGTTAACGACACGAACGAAGTTTTTGGGGAAGGTGAGGTCGTATATTTTGAACGTGGGCAAAGAGTCACTAGGATATGGCTGTCTTAATAAAGCCCAAGTTCGATGTTTCTGAGGTCAAAAAGGAGATTGCCGATTATAAGCTAAAGATGCTTGAAAAGGTCGCTTCCATATTGGTATCTCTTGCTGACACTATTGCGGAGGACATTAGAACGAATGCAGACTACATGAACCATTCTTACAATTTGCGAAGTTCATCTGGGACAATCGTTTTTAGAGATGGTCTTATCATCCACGAAAATTTTAAGCTAATGGGCGATGGATCTGAAGGCTTAGCGAAGGGTAAAAAGGTCGCTGAGGAAAACGTACCGCCATCTGGCATAGGAATGATGCTTATCGCAGGAGAAGACTACGCCTCTTACGTTGAGGCGAAAGACAATAAATGGGTTATCACGGGCAGCTCTATGATGCTTGCTCGACTATTACAAAGAATGGTATGACAGCAGCTGATGCATTGGATCATTTGTTTAATCTCATATGGACTAGCTCGCTTAAAAATGGGATTAAAGGCACAGTCAGACGATACTTCCGGCCTACAAATAGTGCTTTGGAAGATATAACTGTGAATGTGTTGAACGGAGATTTCGAGGAACTTCAAACCGGGATATTTCCAGTTAACATATACATCCCGAATCCAAAGTACACCAACATTGTTGATGGACGACAGGTAACAATGATGGATATCCCCGACCAGACACGCATTAAAGTCCTTTCGGCGCTCAGCGAGATTGTATTGAAGCGGCATTATGATAAAAAGAAGCATGTTCTGGTCGAGCTGGTCAATCAAATCATTCTTCCCGAAGCGGAGCAAACGATAATTAACAACAGAGTAAAATTAACTATTAAAAATCTATAGCTATGGCAGTAGAAAAATCAAGTTTAGGATTAAAGCGGATCGGCATAGCTGATGTTCTTCCAAACGCTTTACCAGCGGCTTTTACAGAGTTGGAAGACGCGCAGATTGATTCTGCATCCGTAACGGAGTCTGAACCGACAACCGAAGATGTGCGTATCGAGCAGAAAAAAGGCATATATCGAAGAATAGAAACGGCGGAGGGCTCAACCGTATTTACAGTTCAGCTGTACGATGTATCCGCGGATAACATTGCCGCATTGAAAGGTGGTACCGTCACTCCCGCGACGGCGCAAGTAGGAAAACGCTGGGCAAGAAAGGAAACTGTAGAGATCACAAAGGCACTTGAACTTGTGACTTTGGATGATTACAAGATCTACATTCCCAATGGATACGTAATTGCGCTAATCACATGGGCATTGTCAAAATCAGCGTTAGCGACTATTACATTAACAATTACGGCACAAGATCATGAGTTGGGTGATATCTTAATAGAGGAACCTCTGGAAGATTAAAAATAGTTGATGTGCTAAAGAAGCCCTTATAAGATATTGTAAGGGCTTTTGTATATAACTAAGAATTATATAAATTATATCCTACAAAGTGCAATGAACGATAATAAAATCTTCGAAAGCTTCGCTGAGAAGCCGCTAGAATTTACTTTTACACTTGAACCGCGGAACTGGTTCGAAAAGCTCTTATTCAGATTCAAAGTTCGCCCTAATGTGCGAGTTGTTCACGTGAAACCAATAACATTAGGCGCCCGAGGCTTGTACAGCAAATATGCTCTAAAGCTAGACATTGACAAGATTGCGAAGGACGTTTCAAAGACAAGAGCGCAGCTTTTGGTTAGTGAACATATCGATGCCTTAGTTATGGCCATAGCGATCGTTCTGAATAATAAAGAATCTGTACCGCCTAAATGGATGCTTAGAGAGATACGCAATTTGTCCCAAGTGGAATTGAACGACCTCCTGCTATTTGTCCAAGCTAGTATCGATACAGATTCTTTTCTAAGTTCTATCATCTCGATAAACGGGATGAGCCTCAAAACGGAGGAGATAATAGCCCCCGAAGAAAGCGAAAGCCCGGTACGTACAAAATAAACTACTGGGAGATTGTCGGAAACGCAATGAAATACTGGGGGCTAACATTTAGTGAAGTGCTTTGGTCAGTCAGCTATCAAAATCTAATTATGCTGAATATGAGCGTACCGCAATACGACAAGGATGGCAACAAAATAGAGCCTCCTGCAGAATTAACAAGTAAAGATTTAGCCGCAAGATTCAAAGGCAGAAAGAAAAAGGATAAATAATGGCTATCGAGCTTGATGGTAAACCGCTAAAATTTACGGCTGAATTTGACAGCAGAGAGGCTGAGCAAAATTTAGATTCCTTCTTGAAAAAGATTCAGGATGTTAACAGCCGTGGTGTAGGAAATACGTCTGCTCAAAAAGCTGCTGCCAAAGCATCTGGCCAATACAAATCTATCCTTGACGATGCTACTACTGCGTTTGATGCTTTCGCCAATAAATCTAAAGATTTTTATTCTGAGATAGCAAAAGCTGAACTTGCCCTTCAAAAGATCCGGAATGAGCAAAACCAGCTTAACAGGGAGTTCCGTGATGGTATCACCACGGAGCAGGACCATATCAATAAGACTGCTCAATTAAATGGCCTTCGCGACCAGCTTTCAGAAAAGATTCGTAGTAACAAAGCGGAACTAAAATCATATGCTGATGAGGCTAAAAAACAGACTACGCCCAAGTTTACCGCACAAGACACGTTGAATGAGCTTGCTGGGGCACACGGCGCTGGGAGCGGTTCACCTTTGCCAACCCTATCTGTAAATGAAGCCTTCGCAAAGGCAAACAAGCAGGCAATTGCCGAACTGAATTCTGAACTCGATGAGCTTAACAAAAAGCTGAAGGCCGGGTCCATTACCAATGAGCAATACGCCAAAAGCAGTAAATCTATTAGTGATAAATTAGAAGCGCTTAATGAAAATCAGAAGCATTTTACTGATAGCGTAAGTCAATCCGGGCAAATTGTTGCACAAGAAGGCCAAAAGCAAAAATCGGTTCTTGATAGTCTTTCTTCAGAATATAAGGAGCTTCTTCAAGATGCTACATCCGCATATTCAGGTGTTGATTCGCAAACTAAATACTTAACAACTTCCCTTTTAAAGCTAGAAACGGAAAGCAAGGATATCGCCGCTGCGCAAAAGGAGGTAACTGCTGCTTTCAAAAATGGTGACATCACCCAGAAGCAATACACCGACTCCACCAAAGCACTTATGGTGCAGCAAAATGCAGTTAAAGGTAGAATAGCTGAGACCAAAAGAGAGCTGAACAGCTTAGAGACTGTCGAGCGTAAAACTATTGGCTCTATTGCAGAAAAGACGGCTAAGCTTACTCAACTCAAACTCAAATATGATAACCTTTCCCGTGCCCAAAGGGAAAATATTAACGTTGGTGGCAAGCTACGTAAAGAATATCAGGATCTAGTTAAGGAAATTGAAAGGCTAAACCGCGCGCTAAACGGAACCCGAGGTCAAGGCATTTCTTCGTTGTTGGGATCCGCAAGAGGTATTGCCGGCGCTTTAGGCATCACTTTCTCTGTGCAGCAGCTTGTTGCTTTTGGTAAAGAGCTGTATGACATTGCCAGAGAAGCTGAAGGTATAGAACTGAGGTTTGCGAAAATCGGGGATACTCGCGGTTTAGAAAAGCTTCGCACTGCGACCCGAGGCACCGTATCGGATCTAGAGTTAATGAAACTTGCTGTCAATGCGGACAATTTCCGTATCCCCATGGATGTCTTGGCAAAAGGGTTGGAATTCGCTACTCGACGGGCGTCAGAAACTGGACAGAGTGTTGATTATTTGGTAAACTCATTTGTTACGGGATTAGGTCGCAAGTCCAAACTGATTCTGGATAATTTAGGTATTTCCGCTGTCGAGCTAAATGACGAAATCAGCAAAACCGGCGATTTTGCGGCCTCCGTAGGCAACATCATCGAACGCGAGATGGCTAAATCCGGAACTGCAGTCGAGGGGTTAACTGAAAAAACAAATCGCCTTTCGGTAACGTGGGCTAACTTCAAAAAGAATCTCGCTGAAGGTATTACTGATTTCTTCGTGCCTGGTAGGCCAAATGCCGATAATGTCGAAAAACTTACGGAGGCCTATAAAAACAGTTTTGAAGCTATCAAAGGTTATAGTGATGATGCAAGAAAACGTTTCATAGACAATTCGCAAAAGCAGCTATCAGAAGTAAATAAGAATATCCAAAACCTTACTATTGACAGTCCCGCATTCAAAAAACTCTACGAGGACAGCAAAAAGGATCGAAGCCTTTTGAAACGTGAGACACCCGATGATTATCTAGCTAGACTACAAAAGCCTTTGATTGAGCAGCAGCAGGCGATACAAGCAACTTTAGCTTATGCACGTGGGGTAACTTCCGAAATGGCTATTCAAGCGCGTCAAGCAAAAGGCATTTTCTCCATGGCAGAGGTTCAAGAAAAGCTGGAAGATGCTAATCTAGTCTACAAAAATTCAGTCGGCGATGCCAAGCGTGCGGAGGCGAAGAAAGAAGTCGATAAATGGCAAAAGCTGTATGACGACATGAATATTAAATCGTCTAAAAAGCAAGAATCTGCAGCTGAAAAACTTCGGAAACAAATCCAGAGGGATGAAGATGAAAGAGTAAAGCTTCTTGATAGTTGGTCTAAGGCAGATGCCGACTATTTAAATAAACAGATGTCTCGTGATCAGCAGGAAATAGAAAGTGTCAAAAACAAGTACGCTGAGATCCGAAAGGCTATTGAGAAGTACAATAGAGATACAAAGGGGAAACGGATATCCCTTGTTGGACTAGATACTAGCATGCAAAACTCCATAACTGCAGTTCAAGATCGACAAGCTACGGATAAAAGAATTAAGCTTTATCAGCAAGATTATGAGAACTACTCCAAATACGAGAATTTAAAACTTGAGCTTGGAGAAGAGGTCGCGGACGGTCAATATGGAAAATACAAAACTGCATTAACTAAGATTGGTGCAGAGTATGCAGCATTAATTTCAAAGATGTTCTCTATTGGGTTGACGTACAATGAAACCTCACTGTTCAAAGCTTTAGATAGTGTAATGAAAGATCAGGGAGACAAGCAAAAAGGTGCCTTCAACACGTTATTATCCCAATACCAGACGTACACTCAAAAAAGGGTACAATTAACGGAAAAGTTTAACAAGGAACTTGCTGATTTAGAGGCTAAGGGAGAAACTGATAGAGCAAAAAGAGCAAAGCAACTTTTCGATGAATCGCAAAAGCAGCTTTTCATCGATGAGGTAGAAGATAGTCCGGAATACAAAAAAGCTATCGAGAATATTGAGAGATCTTCCCAAACGTTGCTCTCAAGTGCTTTCAAGATTGGGAAGGAGTCTGTCTACAAGATTATCGACGGTATGACCGATGCGAGCAACGAGCAAAAGGCAAATCTAAAAAAAATCTTTAGCGAATTTTTCGATCAAGGCGAGCAAGCTGCTAACGAGGGGATGCTAAGTAGAATTGCACAGATGACCGATGGATTCGGACAGCTGGTGCAAAGTTCGTTTCAATTTAAAGACAATCTAGATGGTGGATTAGAGACCATCTCAAATATGCTCCGTACAGCTTCGCAACTTTCACAGGTACTAGCTGAAAACCAACGAAACGAAAATGGAACGCTGAATGAAGCCGGGAAGGCTTTGTCGTCCATTGGAGCTATTGGAGCTATTGCCGGAGCGCTTTTTTCTCTTGGATCTGCTATTTCTAACGGGTTCAATAGAGCGCGGGAACAGGCTAACGCAGAAATTCAACAGCAATACGATTTTCAAAACGATCGGCAGCTCAGAGTAACTGAAGCTGTTACAAAGGCACTTGAACGTCAGCTTGAGCTTATCACAGAAATCTATGGAGCCGATCGGTTGGATAAATATGCTGAATCTTTAGAGAACATCCGCTCAAACTGGATAGATATCAACAACCAGTTGGCCGGTCGCTATATGCTAACTAACAACGATCAATTCGCCAATGATATTCTTCGCAGGTTAAATAATGGCGAGACACAGAAGCAAATTTTAAAGTCTTGGTCGGTCACCTCGAAGGAATATTGGCGCGCGAATAACGTGCTAGAAAACTTGGATATGTTCCAGCGGCTAGAAAGTCTGCCACAAGATATCACCAAGGCGCGTGAGAAGCTTGCTGCATTGCAATATCAAGCTAATTTGGGCAACGTAGACGATTATACGCAGAAACTTATCGATCAACTGCAAGCACAGATAGATCTTTACGACGAAACTCTGAACAAACTACGCGAGGAAACCACAGGTAACGCGTTTTCTTCATTATTGAGCGAAGTAAGCCAATTGTTTTTGAACGAGGGCCAAAACGCTGCTCAGGCTTGGACGGATGGTTTTGACAAGGTGATGGAAAACTACATGATGCAAAAATTTTCACGTGATTACCTACAGGAGAAAATGCAATCATGGTATGAGACTATGGCGACATTTGCCGAAGACGGAATGGACGAGAATGAGCGCAAGGAACTTCGCAAACAATGGGATGCAATCCGGGCAGAAGGTGATAAGCGCATAGAAGACATGAGAAAGGTTCTCGGGCTAGAAGACAATAAAAGCTCTTCACTCAAATCCGAATCTATCGCTCAATCCATCACAGAATCCACCGGCTCCGAAATTGTCGGCACATTCCGCGCGGGCTATGATATATGGAAGCGCCAGCTTAATGCTATGGAGCTACAGAACAAAACGCAGGTATCACTTCTGCAGGTAGCTAATGACAAGCTTCTTGTGCTTAACGCAATCAACATCAATACGGCAAATACAGTTGCTCGGCTTGATACGGCGGTGAAGCACCTTCAAAACATTGATAAAAACTTGGGAGGGGCATATGCTAGGAACTAGTTTTAACGATAAGACGCAGGAAGCGCTTGGAATCCACTTTAAACGCGGCACCTTGTACAATCAGCTGCTACGTTTTCCCAAGCCAAAGGAACGCTATTCATACGACTGGAAGAATGAGCACGGCAAAGAAGTTGATGAGTTAAGCCCGACTGTTTACGAAGCAATCCAATACAATGTCAGCTGCTATCTTGAAGCAAAAGATCTTCCAGACTTTATGGCTAAGCGTGCAGCGCTCTTAGCGATCCTATCCGATCCAAAAGGCTTCATCTTAACAAGCCACACGCTCGGGTTATCGTATAAGCTTCGCTACATAGATAGCCCTTCATTTAATACGCTCACGCCGATATGGACCGGCGGCAAGTTGTACGCAGAGTTCACATTGACGCTTGAAAACAATTACGCCCCGACGATCAACGTATTTGAGCTCGCTGATGAGGAAAGCTTGATCGTAACGGAATCGGGTGATCAGATATATGTCGAGGCATACTCGCAAAACTTTTAAAAATGGAAATACAGGTATACAGGAAACAGGTCGAGACGGTAAAGCTACCGTTAAATGTGTCAACGTTCAGCGATGCGCTGATGGGGTCGCACGAGCTTGTATTTGATTTCACGGTACCTGTTCTACTTGATATCCAAGTTGGAGATTACATCACCTATAAGGGTGAGCGGATGAACGTTAATCTGGTACCTACGTACGGCCATGATGGAATGAATATTTACGGCATCATCTTCCAAGGTGTACGGCATGACCTAGAACGCTGGCTACTCAAAGATGAGGGTACGACCTATGTGGAGTATTTCGGCGACCTAAGCGACTACATGGCTATGCTTTTGGACTCTGTCAATGGAAGTGATACTGGCTGGACGTTGGGCGAACTTGACGAGACTGAGCCTAAAGCGCTCGTATTCGATAATGTTTATATGTGGGATGCCCTTACCATGATTGCGGAGCTGTTTGAACTCGAATGGATTATCCGTGGCAAGGTGATCAGCGTAAAGAAAACGGTTGGTCAGGTTCGCGCCCTTTCCTTCTCCTATGGCAAAGGTAATGGGCTATACAGCCTGAGCCGCGAGAACATCGACGGCGGTAGAATCATCACCCGCGCTTTCGCTATCGGTGGTTCTCAGAATTTGCCTGCTGGATATGGACCGAAACGGCTCACCATGCCCGGGCATCTTGAAGATGCAGCAGCTATCGCAGCTTACGGACTTCGTGAGGGATCGTATAGCAATGAGGATATCTATCCGCATCGCACTGGCACCGTGAGCGGAATTGATCAGATTAATGAAGGTACCTGGGTAATTGCTGATAGCGGTCTGGATTTCGATCTAAATGGGCAGCGCATCGCAAATACCGATGCTCAGGTCGTTTTCTCCTCCGGGGCACTGAACGGGCAAGCTTTCAAAATACTTTCTTACAACCATGCACGCAAGGAGATCCGCTACGAAGCTAACAAGGACAGCAATGGTAAGCTAACTCCTGCCGACCTGTTCCGAGCAGAAATAGGCGATAAATATACTATTGTCGGTATTCGTATGCCGCAGTCGTACGTTGACGCGGCGCTTGCAGAGCTAAAAGAAAAGGCGCAGGAATATCTTGACAGCAATAAAGTGCCTCGTGTTCGCTATTCGCTTGAAATCGACCTGTATCGCGCAAAGGTTCAGAATTATACTTTAAATGCCGGTGATATTATCAACGTAAAGAATGACAAGATCGGACTTGATGCCGATATCAGAGTAACCACGGTTTCCTATCCGGGACATTTCCCACAGGTGCTGGAAAACGGCATGCGCTTTACCTCCGAGATAGCGAACGAGGTCACGTACAATCGAATGCAGAAGGTCGAGAAGGACATCAAGGAGACGCGTAACGTCGTAACCCAGGTGAGCCGTACATCGTGGGAAAATGATCGCCGGAACGTGGTTGCGCTGAATGAGTTCATTGGTAAGGTACTGGATCCTGATGGCAACTTGCAGGAGCCTTTGCTTAAAGCAATAGTGGGCTTCTTCGGTACCCAATCTATGTTCTATGATCTGGACGGCGTAACCTACGTGACCAATGTTGGTGGAAATCCTAATGCATTTTCTATCAGCGGTGGCAGGTTGATCCACAAGGTCTACAAGATTGAAGGGCTTGGATATATATGGAACCTTGTGCCGCTTTCGGTATCAGCTTTGGATCCATTAAAGCCATATTACCTAGCCGCTAAGTGTAGCCGCACCGCTTTAACTGGGGAATGGGTATTGTCGGAAACGCAATTCGCCACGGAAGCTGAAGCAGGTTATTGGTATTTCAATCTTGGGATCCTGTCAAGCGTGATCGAGGGGCGCAGGTCACTTGAATCAACCAAAGGCTACACACTTATATCAGGCGGTCAGATCGTCACTGATACGATTTCAGCCTATCAGATCAACGTCGAGAAATTGTTTGCGCAGCTTATTAGTGTCGGTTCTCAGGGCTTCGAAAAAGCCGGTATTTCCGGACTGGCAGATCAGGGCAACCTTTCGCAAAGATTCTGGGCAGGGGCTACAGCCGCAAATCGGTATCAAGCTCCTTTTCAGGTTTTGGAAGATGGTAGCATGAAAGCTTTTAAAGGCGAGGTCGGTGGATTTAAGATCGATTCCAATTCTCTTCGTGTCGGTACAAATGATACATGGGATGTTAATGGACGATCGGTATTCCTGACACCTGAATACTTTATGCTCCGCGAGAATGGAACCATCCGTGGCCAGCGCCGCGAATTCTCATGGAACCTGTACAAAGAGCAATTTGGGGCAAGACAATCCGCAGCCGCTTCCATATTCAATACGGTGGCTACAGCTGATCCGCAGTTTCCATACACGAACGTAGCACTGGAACTGGATGCAAAGAATGGCAACCACAATTACGCTTTATATGTGCAAAGCGGGATGTCGCGGTTTAAAGCAATAGCGAAAGCATTTCAGACCATCACGGGCACTGGGCAAGCTATAAATGAAGAGTTCTCGATGGTATTTATTAATCCGGGAGTTGTTCCCGGGAACATTCCCCTTCCCAGCTACCCTGAGCTCGGCTATCAGGTAACGATTAAAAATCTGAGCAACAACGATTTCTTTCTGGTGTCGAATAATGGATCGATCATACAGGAGAATGGATCGGCAACTAATTCCAATAGTTTCAGACGATATGCTATCAAGACTTTTTTCTTTAAAGGTGACTACTGGATAGAGATGTTTCAACAAAGTAATAACTAACAATTAATTAAGATATGGCAGAAATGGTATGGCCACGGGATGCAAAGGCCAAAAAATACGCGGAAGTAAAGCAGATCATGACCGACACTGGCGATGATAAGACCATCGGTAAGATCAGCAAGGATGAACTAAAAAACGGGCTATTCATTGATGGCGCTGAACTTGATCCCATAAAAGGTGGAGGCACATCAGCAGCCGCTACGGTTATTGCTCCTGGTCCTGCCGGGCAGATGCGAAAACGTGAAGCATCGCCGGGATGGTATTCAGTGAACGGTAGCGCAATTGAGGCGGCAAAGGGTAAACGTTGGGTCTGGGGATGGAGCGGAACCGCATGGGCGCTGTACGATATGGGCGATCTTCCCAAAACGCCTGCCGTGAATAGTCTTACATCAACTTCTACGGAAGATGCGCTGTCAGCGAATCAGGGTCGTGTGCTTGATGGCAAGATCGCTACTGCTATGGAGTCTATCCCCGATGTAGAACCATTGGAAACAGAAGTCGAAGCAATCAGTCTTAAAGTGAATGGCGTTCCCGATCAATTTGAGGAGTACAAGTCGCAGGTAGTACAAGGATCTTACTTTGGTTCACGCGGAAATCTTTTACCAACTCCTGCATCCGGCAATATCCTTTCTGATGATTCCAGAGCAGGATATGTGCTATTGCAGGGATTAGCTGCCGGTACAAGGATCCGCATTGCCAGTAAGACGGAAAACATAGGATCGACCAGTCGGCCGCTCTATGCCTTTACCAACGCTTCTAATCAGATACGAGCTGTAGATGTTTCAGAACAAATGGATAAGGATACCTATAACGCACCGATAGATGTGATATGGCCAGATAATGCGGAAGCTGTCAGGATGTATATCAATGTGCGGATGGCAGGTGGGTGGAGTAACCCAGATTCCCGTTTTTCTGTCAAGCGAATGATTCCTTCGGGCGATAAGGGCATGGCGCACGTAGTGGAGGAACACAGCGAGCGGCTAGATCTTGTAGAAACCGAAATTGATGTGTTGCAGGGCGAACTTGGGAACACAGATATTTCTGCGAAAACAATCAAGCCGTCATCTCCACTACTGAGCAGCTACAGCAGTGAGAACTTTGCAGCGGCCAAGTTTTATGCGCGCCGTTTCGGGGTGGAATTATTGCGGATGCAGATCGCTGGCGCAAAGAACATCTATCTAGCCAGTGATGGAACTGATAGCAATAATGGACTAACCGAAGCCACGGCGGTACGGACTATCACAAGAGCGGCTGCACTTATGGCTAGCGGTGATGCTTTGCTTGTAAAACGTGGATCGATTATCGAAGAATACGGCATCATTCAGAACAAAAATAACATTTTGATCAGTGTCTATGGCTCTGGTGCAAATCCTCTGTTCAACAACCTCGTCACTATTCCGTCAGGCAGTATTGAAAAGGTTGCCGGCTATAACAATATCTACCGTTTCCAGCGATCATACGACGCATGTGTGAAAGACCGCGGCATGGCAGTGGTATTCGTAGACGGTGTCCGTTGTGGCAGGGATATCCAAAATTATATGAACCTAACCGAAGCGCAAGCAATGCCATATCTGGAAGCGAATCCGGGCAATGCCGCGTGGTTCTCCCAAAGATATAGTACGGGATGGCCAGCCGGGAACTACTATATGTATTTCTCTTTGGCAGACGCTCCATCCAACCACAAGATCGAAAGCGTGAACAAATGGAGTTCCATTTTGGAAATTTCGAACTGCAAAAACGTAGACATCCGTCATATCGATCAGCGTGGAAGCGGTTTTCGGGACGGCGTTGCCTACGGTTCTACCGAAAACGTATACTGCGAGGATTGCGGGTTTTTGGACCATGCCTGGCATGGTATCGTGTACAACGATATTGCTTTCCACGATTGCCGTATAATTTCTAAAAGTGGTGCTGTGGGGTATCAATATCACTGGTTGTCCAATTCTTTACGTCATCCGGATCTGATCATTTCCAAACCGACGGTTATAAGTGGCAACAATATGGGTGCGGCCTTTAATGGTCACGAAACTAAGCTTGAGCAGGTCAATCCATTCCAAAACTTGGTTGTCGAAAACGCCTACGTTGAGGGTGTGGATGTTGTAGCCCGTAGCGGCATTGTGGAAAAGACGTCCTACAATAAGATTGCTGTGAAAGACATCAATTCCATTTGTGGTGGCGTGTCCGACAGGGATGCTGTATTGAGCAATTTTTACGGTACCTTAAAAAGATCGGTCTCGATCAACGAATCTTCCATCATTGCTCCCTACATTCAGCCAGGACGAACATTGACGATCCGCGATTCCATTCTTGTGGTAGAGGATCTTTTTGGAAGACCTTCGATCATGCATACTACAAGTAACCTCGCTACGGGTAAGCTTGTCCTGGAGAATGTGGTGATCCTGATCAAATCCACTGCCGCAAGTATTGTAGCGCCATTGTTCCGCAACACTTCGATCAATGCTGCTGGGTTCGAATTTCGCAATGTCATCTTTGTAGCTGATAAAACGGCCGCATTCAACCATTCGGCCACAACTTTTGCAGATGCTAAGTTTGAAAATTGCGTATTCATCAATACGCCGCTTTCGGGCATCAATCTTCCGGCAGGAAACGAGGTTTACACCAATTACAATGAAATCAAAAAAGTTAAGTACCAAAGCCGCCTGAGTTATGTTCAGAATGGAGCAATAAAGACGGTGGCGGTTTAAATTAATGTAAAATGAGAAAGATCTATTTAATAGCAGGGCATCACAATGCCGATCCGGGAGCCATAGGAAATGGCTTTCGGGAAAACGCCTTGAACATTGAGCTTCGGGGCCTCATTCACGCAGCCATCAAAAGGCATGATAAGTCGGTCGTCGTTATTTTGGATGATGATCGCGATACGCTCGCTCAGGTGATTGCCAAGGTTAAGCAAACTGTTACTACCAATGATATACTTTTGGATATTCATTTCAACAGCTTCATTCAGCCGAAAGCTTCGGGAGCTGAAGTATTGGTTGCCAATAACGCACGTGGCTTATCATTGGATATCGCCAAGGAACTGTCAGCCCTTACCGCTTTAACATTACAGATTCCTAACCGTGGAGTTAAAACGGAATCTCAATCTGCTCGTGGTAAGCTCGGTATTCTACACACGGCAGCATCATCGGCCCTCCTTGAAGTTGGCTTCATCAGCAATCCCACAGATATGGCCAACTACCAGCAGTGGAAAGAAAAGCTTGCAGACGGGATTGCAAAGATTTTGGTGAAACGAGCACAAAGTTAATATTACCGGTATGCGTAAAATAAAACAAACACTCATAAAATACCAGCCGGAGCTTACAGGGCTAAACCTGATCGTATGCGCGGTGCTTAGCATTTTGCTAGGTGCCGGGCTATACCGGCAAACAAAGGCATTAGACAATCAAGGCACGATCATCCAAAAGCAGGATAGCACAATCTACTTTCAGGAATCAATGATGGATCGTGACCACAAAGCGGACAGCGTAGCTAACAGCCTCTTGGCGCAATTGGACAGTATTAACAGCATTAAATAAAATGGAAAAAGCGAAAGACCTGACTAATAGGGGGCAGTTCTACAGTTGGGCGCTTACAGGTCTTTCTGCCGCTATAGCTACAATAACCACCACTTTCTATTTCGATGCCAAGAAGCAGCGTGACGATGCCGTTGAGCGTGTGAATATGATGACAGATAGGATATGGGAAAAGGAGTACACGATACAGGAGCTTGAGCAGGAAGCAAGAAGTAAGGACAATCTAATAAGGTATGCCGATAGCACGCTACGTGATAACACCGAAGCGGATGCTAAGAAGATACTTGACAAAAAAAGATGATATGTTAAAAAACATAATAATAGCTTTATTGGCGTTCATAGTGATCGCCTTTATGCTCAACTCATTTTTCGGACTTTTCACAGGTAGTAAGAATGACATGATAGCGAAGGAAACTCTTAATCCCCAAACGGATAGCATACCGCTCAGCCGTGTTAAAACGCCAACGGGTGCGAATATCGTGACCTACCAGCCGCGTGAGGGAATTTTGCCCGAAAACCATATTACTGGCGCGTACAAAACCTATGTGCAGGATACCCTAGCGCCAGCGCTTAAAATGAAAGCATCGGACATAAGCGATCCTAATGGCCGGATTAAAGAGTTGGTACAGGTGAATGCTTCAGTATCAGGGCAGCTTAATGCTGCACTTACTGAGATCGATTCATTAAAGCGGATGGTAACCTACTTTCAGGGACGTTATTTTTCGGCCAGCGTACGCAAAGATACTACGGGGCTGGCAACTTTAGTTTACAACTACAACGCAAAGTTAGATTTAGTCACAGAGCAACGTAGAGCATTTTTTAAGGATTACTTGGTAACGCACATATCTTCACCTGATACCAATATGGTGATCAATCATGTCGAGCACTTCCGTAGGGTTACGCCAATAAAGCCAAGGCGGTTTGGGGTAGGTATTCAGGCTGGATGGCATTACGCACCGTCAGTAAAGGCTTTTACGCCGACGGTAGGGGTTGGGATAAGTTATAACCTTTTTAATTTTTAGATGATTAAAAAGACAGCCCTAATATGCAAGTTATTTTTCCGAATTTCCGTTGAATATATCCTTTAGAACGATATACATAATTCCCAAAATATTTGCGGTGGTTGTCGTAAGAAGTGCTATTAACACAGAGTCAGACAAACACAATTCCCTATTGTTAATCAGTAATACCATTGCTACGAAAATTAGCCACACCGAAACGACGGTGACGGCCCATTTTGCTAATCGCGTCCTAAGTTTAGTATTGTTTCGGTATCTTTTAAATCGTTCTTTTTGTGTATCAGCTTCGTAATCGTCTCCATCCTCAAATATTTTTTCTTCTTCGTTAGACTTTCCATCTGAGGTTACAGATGGTGACGTCTCAGGCTTAATTTTTCCTAAAGATTCAATAAGCTTACTGAAGGCAGGATTGGATTTATTGGTTGACATCGCCCGCAGCCAATTGTCTATAATGACGTTCTATCTCCTGATGGTCCATTTGCAAAGACACCTTGTTGTGATTTTTCACATCATTCCAAGCTTTAAACCATGGAGTTCCAGGCATGTGAGTTTTTGCACTTAATTGGGTTCCGGTATATGATCCGTAAACCGACCAAATTCTATCTAAAAAACTATCGGTAGTTTCATCACCTGTGGTATATTCAGCGTTATTTATCCACATTATTGGCGCATTTCTAAAGGCCTTAAATTCTTTATAAATAGTCGGTATTACGGGACCGTATTTCCAAGCCTCCGGGTTTTCCTGGAACAACTTACTTCCCGTCAGACCTAAATACCAGCCGTAAGCAATATAAACAAGTTTGATCAGCTTCATAGGCGTAATAGAACCAGTGCTCCCATACCTAGCTAAGAAAAATTCAGCTATTTGCTTCGCGTTGTACATATGCTTAATAATTGCTTTTGTACAAATTAACAAATAAAGTGAAATCTTTAAAGGATTTATCGAATTTTAACATTCATATTAAACTTCTCCACATTATACCATTCTATTGGAACCATTGATTCGACATGTATCAATTTAAACACAGTTGAGAAGTGAGTTTTGATACATTGAAATTGGATAAAGGTTGCTTCCAAAACTTCATCAACCCTCAAATAAGCCTGTCAAAAGCACTCCGCAGTGAACTCCCTCTGTGACCACAACGATATATATATTTTAACGATTGACATAAATCAACAATTACTGAAAACCTTAATCCAGTAAAATCATAAAGCCTTACTTTTGCACGACCAAATCAAAAGTTATGAAACAACATCTACAGTTGACAATTTCCGGTAAAGATGGTACGCAATCTTGGTATACGGCCGAGGTGACAAAAGGCACCGAGTTCCTATCTGTCCTGTTAACTGGCTACCAAGGATTCGAAGAGAAGTTTCTAGTCAGAAAAGAGGATGATAGATATAAGGTTATCGCGCTCGATAAACAAACTATTATGGAGCCAAAAGGAGAACTTCATCAGAAGCTTGAGACTATTGGCAGAAGGTTTCTATCATAATATTAGTCATAAAATAAAGAATCCCCTCGTCAGTTGACGAAGGGATCATCAGCTTAGTGCTCCCCGGAAAAATTTCATAAACATTTTAAAAGTCAACTGGAATTTTAGATTAATATTCCATTTTCATAGCAGCGTGTAAATGCAGTGGAAAATTAATATATAATAATTATTAAAGCAAGAATTTTTGAGTAATTCGTGGATGATTTATCGAGCATCAATAATAATGTGGAGAAAATACTTGAGAAGCTTATTTTAGTAAAGTTTGTAACATAATAACTCTCCATGTTTCCATGGAGAGTCTGCTTATGAAATTATACCCATGGGGTGGGCGATTCTTACAAACCTAAACAAATTTCAGTGACATCATACGAATTACTCATGTATTTTTTTTGGATACTTACAAAGAATATCATCAATGCACTGCTTCCCAAAACTTCATCAACCTCAAATAAGCAGGGCATCTATCCAGCGGCTTTTTGTCTGACCATTGATCAACCATTATAAATTGGGTATGGAGAAATTGCACTGGATCTTCTACTATTTGGTCAGGGCTGATCTGGATAGGGGGCGTGAAGGTCTTGCCTTCGAAGAATGCTTTAAGCTCTGGGATTGTCATGCGCGAAGGTAGGGAAAACGCAAACTAATATTCGCAAAAATTACAGCGCTTTTCTAGCGTGATCATATTATTTAGAATGGCTATTTCGAAATTAGGTTATCGTCCATAAATACAACCTGCTTATCAAGGTAACACATAATCACTTCATGTTTTACGCCTGTAGTTCGTTCCAATACGGCCGCAGATAACACTGCGTGTTCTTGTTCCGTATATGCAAGCAACCTTCCGTCGTTCATGTTTTTTACAACATAGCAAACTTTGTTCATCGTCACTTTATCTTTAGCAATATAGTTCATGGCAAATTTTAGATAGGCACGAATTTACTAGCTTATAGTTCATTTCCGATGATATTTTATCTGAAAATATGAATCATAATGGTAGTTGAGAATTATTCTACATCTCAAAATTCAGGTAATACTACGATTATCTAATACTAATGGGAAATATTGGCTAGGTTACAGTTTTATGGAAATCCCCCGTCCATGGGACAGGGGATCTACAAAAAAACATCGAAATTATAATATAACCATTAGTTTGGTTAACAACGCTCGCATGAAAGAGTTTTGAAATAATATCATCTTTACCCTCCCTTAATTTTCCCCTCTCTGATCCACCGAAAATACTTTTCTATTCTTTCACAGGTGAGTGCTTCGCAGCGATTGTGCTCGCTGTACGCTAGCTCCATAGTCATGTCGCTCAACTTGATCGAACCTTTGTGATACCTATTTACCAAAACGTGCCACGAGCTTCCCCCGGCAGCGAAGCTTACATCGACGACCTGCCGTTCGCCTTTGTAGTAGAACATTTCTGTACAGTTCTTGTCAAAACGGAGTATCAGCGCATCCAAACAAGCCTCACGGACATCGTCGGCAAGGTTCCCGTAGGCGTGTTCCCACTTCCCCATAGTGTTTCGAAATATATAGATTGATACTCCATTTTTATCATATAGCGTATAGTCGGAAGAGCCTATGGATCTGTGCATTTCTTTCACTCTCGCGAATATCACCTTATCTCGTACATGTATTTCTAGCGGTTTCATAAAACAAAATTGCTAAGTATTTTAGTATTTATGAAAGCTAAATTTTGCTAAAAATTAGATCGGATCTGCAATAGTGGGTATGTTTGTTTCGATTCCTCGAGCAGAGGTCACGCGGAAAGTCTTATGTGCTTTTAGTTCGCCATCATAGGGAACGATCAGCTGCTCTATCTCTTCACGGCCATCGGCAAGTAGCCAATTGTGCCGTTTATCCTGGGGAATGATCAGCGGCATTCGGTTACCGATATTATGGATGTCGGCCATGAACTCATTAGCTTCCGTAGTGAGTATAGCGAATGTGTCGTAATCCTGCCAATGGTTCCATACAATGCCCAGTGTGAAGATTGGCGATTCAGGATCACTCACATAGTACGTCTCATCGTTCTTTTTCCCGTTAGTGGAATGCGGCTCAAAGAATCCTGTGACGTAGAGCAGCCCACGGTGCTGGCCGATAGATCGCTTATATGTTGCCTTTTCAAATATCTCTTCGCCTACTGCATTTAGCGTATTGGCATACTTATCTGCTTCCTGTTCGCTTTTAACCCAATACGGCAAAAATTTCCATCTGGCCGGAACTATACTGTCAATATCGTTGTTCAGTGTAACCGGCAGGATCGGGCGGGAAAAGCCGCTAACGTGATATATAGTATCAAACTGATAATGAACGTTAGCGTCCTTTATTACAGTCTTTAATGTTTCCGTTGACGGAGTAGATGTATGATAGCACATATTCGTAAATATCGTATATTAGTTGTACCAATCTAAACAAACTTACGTGGAATTCGTTGCTTTAACACACAGTATATTAAAAATGCTCAAAAGCAAGGGCTATACTGTTTTGCATTCTATTTCCCCGATAACGAGTGAAGATCCAACTTGGTACCCGAAGAAGATGGCCATCGAAAGATTGATGCAGATAGATAACGAATATCTAGCTAATCACTCGCAGCCGCTAAATGAAATTCATTTTCTCATAATACAAGATGCCCTAGATAACATCCCAGAGGAATATCTCATCGGCATGGTGTTTATTGGTGACTTAAAATAAAAAAACAAACATGGCACTACAGGATAAATTAGAGGATTACAACAATATCTACCAATTCAGGGAATTCCCGGATCAATTTCACTTCAGCTTTAGTCCAGAGCGAATGATTATCCGGAACGAAGCAATTAGAACGGGTAATAAAGAACTTTACGAAGCCTTTCTTCGTGAGCGATATCCTGATGATGCCGATGCCGAACTTGCGATCTTCGATAGTACCATAGCAGACACCAAGCAGGTGTCAGGTGCGGAAGCTGCTGATTTTTTCAAACGGCATGGGATTGTCGCGCTAATGGCAGACCTAACATTTTCAGATCCAGACACCATTTTCACCGCTAAGATCATGAGTGACTGCGAGGCCGGTGACGAAATAAACGAATCCGAAGAACCTATCGGCGCTTATGTGCCAATAAGTACCGTGGCCGGTCGTGATTTGCTTTGGCTTGATGTGAGTGAAATAAGGCTGGCGTATGGCGGTGGTAGAAAGTAATAGGTAGTGGCCTTTACTGGGTTTCTTCAAGCCAGCTAACGAAGCCTTTGTCGATCCATTCCTCTTTAAAAGTGGAGAGTACTTTGCGCTTACCAAACAGGAACTTTACGCCATTGACATCGTAGAATAGGACAGTATCGAGTGGGTGATTGAAGTGCTCAACGGTCGGCAGCCGTTCATTGATTGGGATAAGGGTGAGTTTCATGGGGGCAATGTGGGGAATGTATCTGGACTTTTCTTACGGAAAGCCCTAAAATAAAAAGCCCCTAATTTGTTAGAGGCTTTTGGAAAACGGAATGTTTAATGACAGTTCTATTCTTTCTGGTTTTTACTAATTTCCGATTCTGATATATAGGGTAGTTTGAACCTTTCACTGTAATTTAGATATTGGTTCCATTCCCAAAACCTCCATGGAGTTATCCAAAATGTTCTGTACAATTGCTTATCCTTAATGTCAGGATGTTTTTCTAAAAATGAATTGTAGGAAATTTTTGCACTTGAATAACTTAATCCTTTCATACCATATTCTTTAAATCTGAATGTGCCATTAAAGTTACTATATGAATAGTCTCTTTTTAGGAATAGATATATAAAAGTGTAGTTAGTTAAATATACAACCGTTGCGCAACTTGCAACTATTAGCATAATATTTTTTAGTTTACTTTTTTTTATTTGCATGGTCCTTTGCTCTTTGGTGGTGTTAAATTATAAAGCATAGAAGTTACTCTAGTATCTCCATTTGCCTTTTGTTGCCGCAACTGCTGCCCCAAAGCCGCAGGTGTATACGCAGAAAGATATATTACTCCTCCTGGATAGCCGGTTACACCTATAATCGTTACTGAACTTATTGGAATTGTCAAGCTTATATCACCTGCTCTCACAGCATCATATACATAGCGTACACAATTTGAATTAAAGGCGTTATATGTAGGCAAAGGACTTGATGCTTTATCTAAAATCTTTTGAAATCTTGCCGCGTCATTACCCAGATCGAAATCAATAGATACGTTGTATCCAATCGGCTGACCAGAATCTGCTCCGTTGTCGACGACTTTTGACGGTCCATTAAGGTCTCTATAAATTTTCCCTCCTACAGGATAATAGCCTAAAACTTGAGTAATAGAGATGCCGTTTGTGCCAATTTTCGTTAAAGAAATAGCAGCGTGACCAACTTCGTTGGCACCATAATGTGAAGATTTACCTGGTTCAGGTTCCTGAACGAGAACAGAAACCTTGAACTTTGCACCTGCATTGGGAATGTTTCCAAAACATTCCACGTAGTCAGAAGGATCGACAGCAGGGCTTTCTAAGGGCATTTCAAAATCGTCGGATATGTATCCAAACCCTGCGCCGCCGCCGCCGCCACCGCCGCCACCGCCGCCACCGCCGCCGCTGCCATCCCAATCTTCAGGCACTTGTTCTTCGGTTTCCGGCTTAAAAGGATCGTCATTTTGATTACAAACTTGATGTTCTTTGTAAACGCCATTAACGATTGTCCATATTGTTCTGCATTCATCTCCGGGCCCCATTTTTTTCCCGTATGAAGAATTTCCTATTCGTCTAGAACTGACAATTTTTCCTTGTGTAACATTGGCGTAAGTCGCGGCTGTTTCAGTTATTGATTCTGTAAAGATTGTACCATCGAAATCATTTGCTGGCATGCTAGTCACCATGGTAAGATAGCTCAAAGAATATTTTCCATTTCCCTTCGTTGCTTTAATCCATACTTGATAGTATTGCTTTACATCTGTCTTCTTTAATCCAAAATCTATGGAATCCAATATACGCACCCGTATATAAGTTGCAGAAGAGTCTCTTTTGATCGCAGTAGGATCATCCCAATCTATTTTCTTGTTTAGACTTCCCCATAGCGTATGGTTGTCTAGTAGGGCCGCACGATTGAAACTCGACTTAATGCTAGCAATTTCGATTTCCTCAAGGTTGGGAAATTCGTTCTGCCTATCACAGCCCAAAAAAAGCAATGAAATTGCTAGGATAATAATTGTTAGTTTATTCATAAAGTAAATTAGTTTGTCAAATATATCACGTGGTTTTCGCAAATCCAATAAATTTCAATTTTTTTTGCATTATATTTTGTTTAAATTTTCAAGCATCAATACTAGATCTATGGAAGTCTTAGGGGGGAGGAAAAGCCATTCTTAATAACGCTTCTTTCATGAGTGAAAGTTATGAATCAAAATTTTACAAACTTTACGGCTTACCGTAAAATGCAATTTATGTATCCAATCCATATTCAAAGAGGTTTGCTTTAATTTAGGGCGGCTATACAACCGCCCCTGTTAATACTATCCTCCTAGCGGGTTTTGCCAAGGTTTCCAATCCCATGGAGTAGGGCCGCCCGGATATGGCACCGGTAATGGATAAGCCGGGGGGGGATCTGGTATAGTACCATAGTCTCCGCTATCCCAAGTGCTAGGCTGAGCTTTCACTTCGATTGTTGTGGTTGTCGTCAACGCTGCCATTCCTAGAATGAGAGCGGACATGATTAAAAATTTACGCATTGTTTATTTATTGAAATTTATTTTCACTTTTTTGGTCACTTTCATTTTTTGCATAGTATTTATGAGTATGAAGGGCATAATAGAGCCCTTGTTGATAAAATGAAAAATGATAACTACTTTAAAACAAGACTTTTAATGAAGTCTTTCGAGTTCCCCTTGAATTGGGTTGAGCAAACTATTGTTGATTCGCATGTTAGCAGAATGAAAGAGTTGATAGACTATAAGCCCAAACAATAGGATTGATGCAGCTACTGTGAGAATATTCATCGCAGTGGCTGCTTAATTAAAGTATCTCATGAGCTCTTTACCTGCCCATATTCCCATTTCCCTGGGCACACCGTTGCCGATGTACATGAAGTTCTTTTTGATGTCGCTGCCATCACCGTGTGTTGGAAAAACAAAGTCGTCTGGCACGCCTTGAAGCCTTGCGTACTCACGCACGGTGAACGGCCGCAACCCTCCAACGAAATTCTTATCGACGACTAGTCTTGTACCTTGATCTTTGCTGTAATGTGCTACACAAGTAGGCGCAAAGGAATTGCTATTTGAGGGATCGACGATTATGGGCTTATCGCGATATGCACCGTTCACGCGAGCATATACATTTTTCGGAATGCTCAACCGAGGATTTTTTTCCAAAATATCCTTTACGGTAGTTCTACGAACATTATCCGGTTGCCGAAAATTGAAAGGCTTTTTAGTTCCAATGATAATCACTCGTTTCCTGTCTTGCGGTAACCAATTCAGTGCGTTCACTGGACAAAATACCTGAACGTAGTATTGCGGTAACTTGGTCATTGCTTCGACGACTACCGGAAACTTCATCATTCCTGGAACGTTTTCAAGAACATAAGCCTCCGGCTGCTCGATGGCCACATGCCTAAAAAAGTGTAAGTATAGCTCATCGCCCGTCCGCACACCGTGTATGTCGCCGATATCGGAATATTTGGTACATGGGTACGTGCCTATTACTACGTCCGATTTAGTTTGTGGAGTCACCAGCATATCCTTAATATCCTCTGTAATGATATTGTGCGAGAAATACTGCGGATTCATTTTCATTATAGCAGTTGCGCCTTTGTCAATGTCTAAGGACTGGACGAAATTTAATCCGGCTTCCTGTAAACCGATTTCGAAAATGCCGATTCCTGAAAAATATCCTTTTGTAGTTGGTTTGTACATTATTGTAGGTTTAAACATGTATGTTATCACTGATATTGTCGATAATCTCAATTATCAGCGAATTCGTCGATATTCCAGTTTTTGCTTTGGAGGGTGATGGAAAATCCCTCGCGCCCTCGGTAGCCTAAGTACTTGATGTACCACCTTGAAACTGTTGCAACGGAGCACCCAAAATGTTGCGCAACCATCGCAATAGTGTTGCCTGCATGCAACAGTTCCATGGCTGCTGCTATCGTTTCTATGGGGTAGGTGTGAGGGTTCATTATGTAATGTCAAAAAATAAGTCAGGCTGTGAAGTCCCATCATTGAACCTCTGTAGAAAAGGTTCATCTCCTTTCTTCTCCGTTCCATCCCAGCCCTGCGGCCACGTGTTATTGCTAATCATCCGGCGAATAGCTGATTCCTCTTGATTGTTGATCAGGGAGATAGTGGGCTTTCCTTCACGTTCGGCGATCGTATTTATATCATTTTCGATATCTCTTACTTGTTGTAAGCCCCATAGGCGAGCTTCGAATGTCAGAGGCCCCATTCTATTTTGATTTTTAGCCAAATCACCGTCTTTCTTGATCTGAAGTTCTGTTTTACGCAGCCTATTATGTGGCTTCTTCAATTCCGCGTATATTTCTCTCAATCTCAGCAAAGGCGCGAGATATGCCCAAAAGGGATTCTTTATGGTAAGCAAGAGCGATAAATCTTTACTGGCAAGATTACAGCCAACGCATCCAGTTCTTGCGTTCTTCTCTTCCGCTTCATCTCCGCCATAACTGTCTGCTACCTGCTCTGTTTTCCAAGCTCCATACTTCGCCATTGGGGCGAATATTTTTAGCCAGTCCCATACTGAGCACACGCGCCAATGGAGAATCGGAGCAAGTTTATCACAGATAGAGTCCGGTGCAGTTAATTGGTACCAACCTTGTCCGCATTCAGCGCCATCCTTTCCGCAGCTCATAGAGATCCGGCCATCCCGTGCAGCGCTTTCGCCTTGCCGAACACCAGTGATCAATAGGAACTTTTCACCTTTCGATTTGTAAAGGCGCTCAAGATGCTTCATCATCGGATCAATTTTAAGTTTAGGAGTGCACCAGCGGAATGTGTTGGAAGGTGGAGGGACACCTTTGCCAAACATGTACACAAAAAATCTGTCTTCAATAGAAGCTGTAACAATATCGACACGGATTGATCGGTTCCGCAACTGATCACAGATCAACATTGCAGACATCCATAATGGTGTTAGCTCTAATCTCGTATCAGCGAGTAACACAGTTATTTTCTTGGGAGATTTTATCTGTCCTGATTCGATTAAATAAAGAACGAAGGTAAGTGTGGCTGTGCTATCCTTTCCTCCAGACCACGCGAATACCCAGTGATCATATTTAGGACCATAAGCATTCATCGATTGTACTGTTAACTCCTGTTGTTCCTGGAATGTGCTACGCATTGCTGAGAACATGTTTAGTTGTGTCTTACTCACTTTGCACCTCCTCTCTGGGTTTGATTTTTGGTAAACATCATTAATTGCGGACGAGGTTGGTTTAGCTCCTCGATGTCGCTTACTTCCTCTCTTTCCGGCGCTATATCCCAAACGCCAGGATGCACTTCCAGAGCAGGCGCTTCTACCTGCTCTAGGGATTGGATTACTTCGGGGCTATTCACTGGGGGCCTCCTTCTAAAACAATCCATCCTCGTTTAACTAATTCATCAACTGATAAGCCATAGGCAGGAAGCGCATAGCCTTTCGAACGGAGGTAGTCGTATACTTCTAGGTGGTTGTTTGAGTTCCATTCTGAACGCCCTTTATCTATCCACACAAGAAAATCGCCACCTCTATATCTAACGGTATAATTAAAACTGCCTCCAAACTCCATTACTAATTCGTCCCAAGCGTGATCTCCGTCAATCCTGCCCCTAACTTTAACATTCCCTTCAGTAAGCTTAGACATTGAGTCAGGCCGTTGAACCAATAACATTGCTATATAACAAGCATCTTCAGCAGTTATTCCTGATATGGGCTTAAGCCTTAAATGGCTTACATGGTGTATATTCCATTGTCCTACTTTGTCTATATGTTCGCCCTCGTGAGGATAAACTGCAAGGCAAACCCTTTGGCCCCAATAAATCGCGAAAAACTTTAATCTGTTTTCTACTGTATTATCCATTGCTCGAACCTCCTTCCAAAGTATTCATGTCAACAGCTAGGCCGGCAGCGATTAGGCCGAAAACGTCGAAGTGCTCTTTTACTAATTCATTGAAAACTTCATAGGGTGCCTGCACAATTCTCGATTGTTCAGGATTGTCAAGAAATGATTCTAGCCATTCCTGATAAGCGTCGCAATATGTATCAGTTTCTAAAACCAAAAATTCAATCTTAGTTTTGATTTCTCCGTTATGCTCTATCTCTTTGGTTAGGTCGGATAGGGGGCGAAGGATGGGTTTGTTTCCTAAGAAGTCACCGTACGTATTGCTGGATTGATTGGGTTCCATTAAAATTAAAAGCCCGTTAGCAGTGCCCTCAACTTGCAAAACTGTTTTTCCGTCAGGGCGCAATACTCTCAACCCATACGCCAAGTAAGGCGATATGTGTTCTAGTGTTAGCTTATCCATTGGTTACCTCGCTTTCCAAACTAGGTGATTCGACAAATCGCCATTCCAATACGGTTACATCACTGAATGAGTAGCCGAAATGAACGCCTTCGTTAGAATCTGAAGGAAGAACAAGTCTATCATATGGTATTCCTTTCCAGTGGCAGTTTCTCGACGCATCAGGATCGGTGGATAATTCCTGCGAATTCCTTTTGGCAAAATATATAGTCTGATTTCCTCTGTAAGATCTTTTTGCCCATACGAGGGTGTTAGGTGGCGGCAATTCAACTGCCGTCCTAATCCACTTACTTTGTTCTTCCAACTCAATCCCCTTAGCCTCAATAAAAGCCGTCAAAGCTTCCTCTCTCGTTGATGATTCCGTCAGCGCAAGGCCAAACGTTTCGTTTATCGTTCCGATATCCACACTACTAGCGTCATACATGGATATTAGGCGTATAGCCTGTTCTAATTGCTTTCTATTCATGCGTGGCCTCACTTTCTAAAAGTGTTGGCTTCTTTGATAAATCAACCTCGATAATCGGATGAAAAGGTCGCAAAGAGTCTAAAGCTTCTTTAGGCCGTAGCCATATGTCATACCCTACAGCAGTTGCAAAATGTCTTTCATCCGGGGCTACATACATAGCTGGCAGAATACCTGAACTATCTACAAATAGATAGGTACTCTCATCCGTAGGCATAGCTTCAACTACGCTTACAGGTGTCATTCCTGTTATTTTCATACAATAATTATTTTGTGTGTGTTACTTTAAATCAAAGGTATAAAAGCGTTCTTATATATCCAAATTATACTATATAATTTTTATACTTTTCCGTTATATTCTAAATTCTGCAAAACTAGTTCTTTAAAGTCTTTGTAAAATTTAAAGTGGTGTCGCCCACTGATTATATAGTAGGCGATGTATCGTCTATTGATGCTTAAGCTTGCGGATATTTCATCAAGCTTATTCCTGCGAAGTTGTTCATGGATGCCGAAAGTGGCATAGAACGGGCAATTCAATACGTAGAATATGTATACAACAGCACGATGTATATCCACGACATGGCGTGGTGTACGATTCAAATGAGCCGATTTTTCAGTCGGAACCTTCACTTTTGTGACCGCTTCATATCCGTCAATTACTTGCTGAGCGGAATAATCCTTTCTCGATTCTTCGCTAATTTTCTCAAATAGCGAATCGATGTGCCCAGCTAAATCGCTTGCAATTGCAGCGAGTATTTTAAGCTTCATTTTTTCGGCAACCATATAGAATATAATTTGTATAACTTTTAGTTATATCTAAGAGCACATAAATCTATCCACAGCGGAAATGAACTGATCCAAACTACGGCAAATGATTACTTTGTGCTTCAATGATCGCAAAACGCAATGTACAGCATCTTGTTTATCGCTGGTCTCGCTATTCTTTCGCTGAGTTTTCATTTCAATAAAGAGTATATCTCCCTTCTTAATGACCTGCAGATCCGGAAAGCCCGCTTTCAATCCCATTCGCTTAAGTCGACCGCCGGTCCGAGCATTACGCCTTCCCTCGTTCGGAATAGATACGATTAGGCCTAATCCCCTATTTTGGTACTTTAGCGTGAACCAGTCTACACAGGCTTTTTGTATTTCGCTCTCCGCCCCCATCAGATCCTACTTATCGAAAACCCATTTTCTTTTGCAAAATTAGGATTCTCTTCTATGAAGTTGTGACAGTTACGGCAAAGCGCTATAAATTTGCTTTCGTCTGTCAGTAGACCTCCCATTCTCCCTTGTGGATGATGAACATCCGTAGACCAATAGGTACATCCAGACAATCTTGCTTTACATGTGTTGTTTTGCTCCATAAAGATACGCCTTTTTTTAAGATACAATACATTTTGAGCTGCTCTTTTTTTACTTAAAAAACGTATGGGCTTCGCTTGTTTCTTAACAATCGTAATACCGGAGTCTACTATTTTCGACTTTTTGACGTCCTTTCTATGCTTCCAGTAGCAGTATTGGCATCGTGCTGCTGTCAATCTAGATTCCTTCGAGCAATCAACACACTTACCGATTTTCGCTTTGATCATTAGTTTAGTGATATTGTTGGAAGATCGCCAGATGCTTCCGAATTAATTTCCTCACTCGCGTTTCCAAATTCTAAGCGAAAGAACAGTTCAAGTCTTTCAGCTAATGCTTCCTTTTGCTCCTGGTTTAGTTTTAACAAACCTGTTTTGGTCGTTAAGATGTTGGGAAGTCTATTGACGATTTTCTGCTTAATGTTTTTCATTACTTTCGGTTTTAGTGATTATATTGTTAATTTTTCTTTCGATAAACGTGTCTACTGTGTACCGCTTGTTTCCGAACACCAAAAATCGAACGGTCGATACCTGTTGCCCATGCTTCCGGTATAGATTGTCAAATTGCTTTAGGCATCTCTGGTGGAAGAGTTCGGCTTCTGTAGGCGTGCGTGGTGCTGAGACATTTTGTTGAAACGGCCTCTTCTCGCCGATCGCGTCTTTCAGCGCCTGAACCACATCGGGATGATAGCCGGAGCCGATAGGATTATTCTTAACCACCTCCTTATCTCGCGCAACTCTCAGCTTTTCGTACTCGTTCATTCTGTCCTGATTGTATTCTTCCATCTTCTCAAGTATTAGCTGCCCGTCCATTCGATCATAAAAGCTTCCGTAATGTCCTAGCTTCATTTTGTCGAAAAATAGCTTTAGATCGGCTAAATTGAAGTGTGGGAAGTATTGCTGTATCATCTGAACGGTTTGCGCTAACTGAGAGCCATTGAAAGTCTTACCGACGTTAATGAACTCTATAAAGTCGGCAAGCATATCGACAAGAAGTGCTTTAATCTTCGTGTCGCCGTAGATCGATTTTAACTTACCCACTGATGGTACGTTCGATTTTATTGCCTGAACCGAAGTTCTAATCACCATTGCTGATAATTGACTTTGCAAGGCCTCTAAGGTTGGCCACTTCGTCAACTCGCTGTTGCCTGTTTTGACTTGTGCTAACTGCCTTTTGTCCTGTTGCATATTTTTGTTTATTTAAAATCCATTGATATTCGAATCCCCTCCAGCTGTATTCTGCGCATGCCTGAACCGCCATGGCTACAGGGTAGTTATTGCGTTCACATTCACTCAACAATTTGTTTAGTGCCGTTTCGGTGAAAGAAGCTTTCGCTGCAACCCGAACTTTTAGCCAGTCTTCCACATGTTGAGGATCCGCTCCTTTCATGACTAGTGCCAATCGAAACTCTGCCTTTCCAAATGCTTTTTCTTTTTTGGCGGAATTTTTTTCTTTTTCCTTTTCCGGATTATCTACATGATCAGAATCATCGTATGATTTTTGGTGCGCGGAAGCGCCAAATAAATCTTCTTCTTGACTTCTTTCATTTTTTTCTTTCTTAATATTCTTTACATTCTTGTTTGTGGTTAACCGCTGGTTACTCGTTGGTTTTCCGTTGGTTGTTTGATGGCTGCCAGTTGGTTGTGTTGTTGGTTGGTCATCATCCTTTTCTTGATACAAATCATAGTTAACGATCGATATAACGCTGTTTTTGTTGGTTGTTTTGATGGTTATCTCGTTGGTTGATTTTAGTTTATTCAACGATGTTCTAACCTGTTGTTCTGACATGCCTAACTCAGCTGACAAAACCATCCTTCCAGTCACCAAGTCGCCTCGCTTGATAATTGAACCTTTGTAGTTTTTATCCTTATGATTTGCCTTTAAAAGAAGATGTAGGAACATAATCTTTGTATTAGGGTCATCATACCATTCCCAGTCTAAAATGCTCCTATGGAGCTTAATCCACCCCAATGAGTTTAATGCCATTTGTTGCCTTTTCTTGAGTTGCAGCTTACGCAAAGTATCTGCATGTTCGATATGTTATTAGATCCGCCTTTAGAAAGAGGTCTAATATGGTCTATTGACAGATTCTTATCCGATCCGCAGTGTTGACAATTTTTTTGATTTTTATTGAGAGCAATAAAAAGCATTTTTCTAGACGATGCAAACGATTTACGCAGCTCTTCATACTCAGTATTACGGAAACGAATATCTCTGAGCTTTAGCAACATCATTTCGATGTATGCAATAGAATAGCCTTTTGACCTTCTTAGTTTCTTTAATCGTCTGTAGTGTCGTTTGAATAATCTCGAATTGTACTTAGCCAAGTATAACGTATCTAATCTAGAGTTATACACCGTTAAGTTAGCCGCGGATAAATGCAGGAAATTCCCCCATTTTGTATTTGGCAACGGGTTGCTGAATAAATCCAGATCTAGCACGTTAGACATTGTAAATAGATTTCTGCCCATAGTATTATTAATTTATTCCTGCCCTGTTCTTCTGCCGATCAAGAAGAATGTCATCGTGCTACACCCAATCGCCCAGGTTACTGCAATAAATGCGAAGGTGTACACGCCATCCTTAAAAGCAGCTACAGCTACCATAAAGAATAAAACGAGTATGCCGCCACTTATTACGACCTGTAGCATGCGCTTACTGATTGTTTGCCCATTCATTGATTACCTCCCCTTTTAAACGGTCAATAAACTCGGTTGTTAACGGCTGGATGCTATGCTCACAGCGTAGAAACATCCTATCATTCACATAGATTACGACCTCGTTTAGTACTTCGGTTATTCTTCCTATCATAATGTGACCATCATCATCAAGAGTGACCCACATTCCAACTTTTAAATTTTCCATATGATACCTAAGCCACTTTTCCATGACGGTCGCATCGTCCCGGAAGTGGGCAAATATTATTAGAAAACGTTATCGTGCAATGCGACTGCACACCTAATATAACTGGCATAACTTACAGTTATATTTAGAGATCCAAAGAATGGTGATCACTATCTATTTTCGATTTAAATAGCTCCTTCAATACTTGATTGATTTCAGGGAGAGATGAAAGGCCAAGCTTAAAAACAAGTTCGATCAAGTGATAAAGCTCGGACTTTTCATCAAAAACATTTTCTTCCCGCCTTTCAATCATCCTGATGTTATCCACTGCTAGAGTCGTTTTAATAGCGCTAGCGCTTTGCCGGATCCTATTAACATGATTCTTAATCGTACCAGCAGATCTAACAAACTCTAGCGAATGGTGTGTCAATAGACTACATACTTCCGATAGGTAATGAATTTTAACTGCGGTCAATGCACCGTCACCCTTTTGCTTTATCATCTTCTTTTTATTTTTCTGATGTCCAACTTACTGTAATTTTCGAGGTCTAGTTTTTTGAAATAGGTTCTCGACCCGATCTTAGTGTATGGAATTAGTTTTTCCCTTTTCCATCGATACAGAGCATTTTGCTTAATCTTTAAAAATACACAAGCTTCTTTAACGGTTAACAGCTCGTCGTCCGATTTTGGAGCAGCAGGAGCACTTTCATACTTTGCTTTTAGCTCTGCCATCTCTATCTCTAATGCTGACAGCTTCTCTAAAATCAAACCTACGGCAACCGGCACCTGCTCAAGCGTTTTAATATCACTCATTGGTTTTAATACCTCCTTTCGGCTTTTTTCTTGCTGGCTTGGCTGCTTGCAAAGAGTTAGCTTCGGTAGGATCATCTTTAACGAATACGCCGTCTACCATCTTACCAGTCCGCTTTGCAATAACATTGTATGCTGATTGCGTACATGATTCAATCGTTTGATTGTTCTCTTGGGCAACACGGTGCAACATCTCTTGTGCGCGAACTACATCAATAGTTACATCTTTGTTTTGGCAGATTTTCTTGAATATTTCAACGATCCAATTGATCAAGATAAATATTTTGGAATTGGCCAAGTCGCCGCTTTCTTTCGTGCTTTCGGCTAGCTTTTTCAGGATAACTAAAGTGACGTTCACGTCCCCAATCGCATCCACGATCTCTTCTTCGTTTTTTTGGACTAAAGCGGTAACCAATTCTGTAACCTCTTCAAAAGTCTTTGTTAACTGCTTTAAAGGCGATGAGCTATCGAAGATACCCTTATCTTGTGCCCAAGTGATGATGTTTTCGTTTAATTCTTTCATATTTTATTTTAATTGATGAATACTAGAATGGCAGATCATCGTCATCCGCGCTGCTTATGCCCATCGGCGGCAGATCGGCGTAACTAGGCGCGGTCGGCTGTGCTGGACGCTGAGCCTCCAATTTGTTAACGCGCCACGCTACAAGCGAATTAAAAAATGTGGTCACTCCATCTTTGTTGGTCCAGGGGCGACCGCGAAGATTAAATGATACTTCGACTTCATCGCCAATTTTCAAGTTGTCAAAAATGGAAACTCGATCTTGTGTAGCTTGAAAACTGATGTATTCTACAAATTGCGGATTCTCGGCATATGCGACAATCAAATCACGTTTTTTAAATGATTCTGTTATTTGTTGAGTGGGGTGTACTTCATGTACTCTTCCTTTTATTTCCATGTGCTTTATATTTACGTTGTTTGATACTTAGACTTTTCAAATTCCATTTTCATATATGAGATCATCGTTCGGAAACTCTCGATGGAATAGCTTATGTTTTTTGTGAACCGTTCTATTAGATTGTAATAGAAAAGTTCTTCTTTTGCCAATTCTGCGAATATCTGCTTTCGATCAGTGGCAGTATATTTTATGTATAGGCCGCTAACAAGTAAGCTAGCTATTTTGGCATTGTACAGCTGCTCGGCCAATGCTAGAGCGTATGAAGCGGTACTTTGAAGAGCGGCAAGCTCTTGTAGTTTACCTAGGAGCTCGTCGGGATTATCCCTGTCGATCTCTTGACTAATCGCATCACCAATCTGGGTAACTAGAATGATCAACTTTTCCAAGTTCTTTTCCGGATTTTCCATCAAAACGATCTTTTAATTGTTTTACGATTCCTGTTAATTGTCGGATGGTCACCAAATGTGTGACTTTATCCACTTCGCCTTTTACAAGGTTTTGCATTGCCGTGCTTTCGGCCTTTATTGATAGACTACTTGCGTTCTTTAGCAAACTATCAAGACTGCTTTGGATTATATCTTGCATAGCCTATAGTATGATTGTCGTGTCAATTCAATATCGTACATTGCATCATGCAATTTTGAAGGATCAACTTCAATACCTAGCTTGGACGCAACGGTTTTCAGTTTGAAGTCTGGCATTGTCGCGCGCTCGTCTTTAAACTTTTCTGATGCCATAGCACTTACATCAAGGCTGTTTCCCCAAAACCATGAAAAGAAATAGTTATCGCCGCATTGTTTAAACCATGCATTCATAAAGGGATCGTCAAAACCACTATTCCGAAAGCCGCAAAGATGAAATTTATCCTTCTTATCAAACTTGCTTACATATTTGCCAAGCATCTTTATAAATTGACCATATCCCTGGATCATGCCGGTGCCGTAACTTTCCAAATCTTCTCGCGTTACGTTGGCGATTTTCAATGCAGCGTCATCTATCACCGCATTTGGATTAGGTTTCATTCTGATATTAAAAGATTCTTTAGCGATACCATCAATGTCCACTACACCTGATAGTTGATGTATTCCATTCTTCCAGAACATGGTACCGGTCGTTTCTAGGTCATAAAAAAGTATTTTAGCCATTCTAATTTAAGTAAGGTGGAACATCCATTTTGTAAACCCCCTCTTCCGTATACGCTCTGTAATCGAAAGACTCATCAAAGTTTTCCTTATCCAAGCATTGCTTAAATTCCGTTACAAGCTTTTCAAAGATTGAAATACCCTTCATTACCAAATCTTCCATTAGGTGATGCACAGATACTTCACATTCGCGGTCGACTGCGATGATGTAATACGGTAGAACCTCGCCCACGGCGGTCGTATACACGCCGGCTTGAATGTGATAATTATTGTAGATGATATCCCGCTGGAACTTCCGTGGATCTGCATCCGTGCAAATTTTCAGATCTAGGATTATCTCGCCAAGTCCATCAAGAAAAGATGTGAACTTGATACCATCGTGCTCAAATTCTATTTTGTGCTCGGTTTGATGGATTTGGCTAAGTATGTGCTTTGCTGCTCGATTGCTTAGGACTGCTTTAGCCATACGTTTAGCTTGAAGAAATACGCCATAGGAAACAAGCTCTTTTTCGGGGTATATTTCTAATTGATTTGCTTTCCACTCTTTGTAGGCTTTAGTTGATCGAGGGCTAGCCCCGCCAATTTCCTTAACCATTTCTTCGTCGGTATAAAATGAGGCATTAATAGTATCCGGCTCTAAAACTAATGCATGAACAAGTTTTCCTAAAATCATCGAATCTGTAGTTTCGAAGCTCTTCATCTTGTAATTGATAAACGCGTTCGGGCTACGTTTGAATTTGGAAAGGGCAGAGTAGCTAAGTTTAGCTACCCCACTTTTAAATTCCTTGATTAGGGTTTTTATAAAAAGCTGTCTTTTTTCAGCTTCGGTCAGTTCGGGTGACGATATCGATGTTGTTAAATCAAATAAAGACATAGTTACGCTGTTTGTTTTTGTTGACCCTCTGCGTTAATAAACCCTTTTTTCTTAGCACTGAGCGCAGTCACGAATTCGCTATCGGTGTGTAGTATTTGGTGGTCGTCGAAAATAGTCGAAAGATCTTCCTTACTGCCAGCAAAATCGATGCGCTTCATTGCTATAAGCTTTAAGAAGTCCTTATTCTCATGTAGCTTGGCATTGTTGTTCCAAATGGTATTAAGAGCATCAACGGAAGCAACCTTTCCAATAACCTTTGGCAATGTAGGCGGTATGCCTACCGGAACCGATTCTTTTTGCGCTGCAGGCTTATCCGTAGTATTCTTGTCTTGGCTGGTCTGCGCTTTATCGCCCGGCACCGGATGATCATCGGAATGCGTATTGTCGGCATCTTCCAAAGTTCCTGTAGGCACCAAGAAAGTATAAAGCAAAGTGTTCTTCAATGCGTAGGTCGTTGCCTTTCCTGCTGATTTGTCCTGCGTATCTACCCCATGCCCATACCCTACAATTTCCATTGATTCGCCGGAAGTGTGCATAAGCATGTATTTGGTTTCTACCTCAGTAAAAACGGATTGCTTCGTTTTAGTCGTTGGATTGCCATTATAAGAAGTGTTTTCTTCCCACCGCTCAATTTTTGTAGTTGGCTTTATCTCGATAGGAAACAATACCAGTCCATTTTTTTCCATGACGGCGCCGATCGCGTGCTTTACATCTTTGTCAGACACCCCTTTGTAAGAATTGGTGCCCGATCCCACTGTCATATTTTTCTCAATGTTCTTTACTTCGGCCATCACGGCAAGCACTGCTTTAACTAGATTTTTCATAGCTAACTAGTATTTAAAGTGATAGACTGAACCTAATAAAACTGCTAGAATGAATAGCATGATCGCTACTAGCTGCAGGAAGAACAAGATCATTTCGTAAATGACGGCTCTTTCAACGGATGATAGATTTTCTTCTACCAAGCTGTTTAGATAATTAAATACATTTTTCATTTTGTGTGTGTTACTTTTATAATTAATATACTTCTTAGTTATATTTCAAAAACTGGTTTTGGATCGAACTGATGTCTTGATGATCAAAAAAATCTTCATATATTACTTCTACACCATCGACAATATTTATAAAGATCACTTCGATTCCGTGAGGAACTAGCTTGTAGATCATGTGGTCATACTTTGGAATACTCATATTGTATAATTATTTCCTGTGCGGCCTCAAGGGCTGCTAATTCTGCCTTCTCACTATCAAAATACTCGCTTTTCGGTTTTATAACTGCCTCTTCAATAATTGGCGATTCCCAGCCGCCAACTATTCTTTCTACACCTTGAGAAACATACTCTACCCTAACTGGTATCAATGATTGATCTTCGTAAAATCCATCATTGTACAACTCTACCGGAACGAAGAAAGCTGTAAGTCCTAAATCGTCACATTCGTGGTCAATAAATACAAAATCGTGATTGCTGCCACTAATTACTGTCAAATTTTCCATACCTTTGATCTGTGTTAATACATACACCATTATGGTGTGTGTTACTTTTAGCCCTGCTACAACAGGGCTTTTTGTTATTCGATAGTCAAAGATACAACTAAATACAATTAGATACAACTATAATTATATTTTTTATTTTATTATTTATTACGATATTGACATTTTGGCCGTATTATCGGCCGCTAACGCTTGTTCAGAACATTCCTGCGCCAAACTTTTACATATCCCCCGTCGACTTTTGTTCTGAATTTTATATCAGGAAAATCTTTCTTCAAAAGTTGAATAGTATTGCGTATAGACTGCTTTTTCGCTTCTGAAAGCTGTAAACATTGTTTTTCCGGAACCAACGATAAAAGACTTTCCCTCATAGTCAGTTGTATATTTTTGTCTAAAATTTCCATAAATGGTAATTAGGTACTATATTTGTTTAATACTGTTGTAAAATAAGTTATATGCGATTGTATTATTTGATACAACAAAAATACAATTACATACAATTTGAAACAAATATAATTGTATATAGTTTTCCACAATGCTTCAAAATTTAAAGACCGCCATCCGAGAAAAGTTCGTCATGCAAAAGCTGGCAGCCGAAGCGCTTGAGATGAATGCCGGAAATCTTACAAAGCTAATTAAGTCGACTCCGGAGGAGGCCGGTAGGATGAGAAACGAGACTATTTCCAAATTAGAAAGAGTCTTCTCGGAATACAATATCGAATGGATATTGGGACGATCGGAGATAAAATACAAAGAGGATGCGGAATTATCCCAGAGCGCCGCAGGACAAAATTCTTATAGCAAAATGCCCAACCCACAAGGTTCGGGCTTTTTACTTACAAATGGTAAAGGTTTAGGAGCTATTGCTGATGATGAGATGGCAATGTTCGATGATGAAGGCAACACTAAATTTTATGAAATTTCACCGGGGGTATATAGAATGAAAGTTCCGTTAGTGCCGGAAACCGCCAAAGCTGGATATCTAACAGGATTTGCGGACGCGGAGTATCTGGAAGATCAGGAATACATCGTTACTACTGTTTACAAATATCACAAGGGCAAGTACAGAGCATTTCGTGTTATCGGAGATAGCATGGACGTTGATCGTCGTACTACCTTCGTCCACGGAGACGTAATCATAGGTCGGGAGCTAAAAAAGGAACTTTGGAACTCTCGTTTCCATACCCATAAATATCCGTTCTACGTTTTTGTCACAAAGAACGACGGAATACTTTTTAAGGAGCTAACATCCCACGATGTTGAGAACGGAATACTGACACTCCATTCATTAAACGAGGATAAAGATGCTTTTCCGGATTTTGAACTGAACCTAGAAGACGTGGCTTTGGTATTCAACATTGTAAAAAGAGAATCAGAGATATAATGGCACCATATTTTGAAAACGTGAAAGACAAAATCGATCTTTCGGAGCTGGTTGAGAAGCATTTACAGGAGCGGGAAATATTTAAATCGACCGGCGATGAAAAAGTATTTTTAGTGTCAGGGAAACAGCCGCGTCCAAGTAGGACCAGGTTGGTATCCGTTAATGTGTTAGCTGCTCTAAAGGATACCGAAACCGGAAGCACTGAGGGTGTTTTAAACATCAACATTCAGGATCACGATACACTGTGGATAGAATACATCGGAGAATATATTCAATTGATAATGGACGAAGCGATTGTATCGAATTACCGTCTGACGTACAACAATGAACATTTATTCAAAGTTGCGGATGGCTTGTTTTTTAAAAATCTCAAATTTAACTTCTCTAAGATATGAGCGTGGATAAAGAGCTTAGTTATAAATCCGAAGCAGCTCGATTGGTTAAATTCCGCAAGAAGCATCAAATTTCCCAAGTGGAGCTGGCGGAATTATTAGGAACAAAACAACCGTACATTAGCCGAGTTGAAAAAGGCGAAAGCCCACTGATGTTTCATCATTTACGGATCCTTAGAAACAAGTATAAATTTAACATTAACTGGTACTGTACCGGTCAGGGTACCATGATATCTGGGGAGGAAGATAAATCAACGCTGATAGCTGACGTCACGACAGTTAAAAAAGACTATGAGGACCTGGGGAGGCAATACGACGAGCTTAAAAAGATCGTTTATAAGCTGGTACGCGATGTCTACGATAAAGGCGAATAGTTAAAGATTTAATTTATCCATCCATTCTGCTAGTAATTTAGATCGGTCTTCGTTAGTAGCCTTTATGTAATTCAGGAAGTCGGATTCTTTTTTGTGCCCTGTAGCTGACATTATCAAAAGATTCGGAATCCCTAATTTAAACATATTAGTTGCGTATGAGCGTCGCCCCGTGTGGCTTGAAATCATCGAGCTCCACATAATCAAATTTCCATCATCGTCAACACCGACCGCGCGATCTATACCTACAGCGTCCAAAGCGGCTATCTCCTTTATAGTCCTATTAAAATGCGGCATACTGCAAGTTTTTGGAAAACCATTCTCATATTTCGCTAAGACATCTCTCAGCTCCTTCATAATGGGTATGGTAACACGGCTCTCGGTCTTATTCTGCTTTGCGCGAATAAATCGATCGTCTATATCTGTAATAGTAAGCTGAGAAAAGTCGCTAAAGCGAAGCGCGGAGTAACAAGCAATCAAAAACATATCTCGCACGTGGTGATATCGTTCCGGTATTGTCGCCTCCTTTATAGATTTAATCTCGTCAAGTGTTAGATAGATAGCGTCTGAATCATAACTAGGAGTAATGAACCGCTTTGCTTTATGACCTTCATTGCTATGAAGCTTATCTTCATACGCTTCGTTCATAAAGGCTTTGATATCCTTAATCCGTGTCGCGAAAGTGCTCAAGGTATTTTTTCTTTCAGAAAGTATGAAGTTTCTATAATGGAGGTAAAAACTCAGGTTTATATCCTCAAAGCCCAAGCTTCGCAAACCGTAATAGCTCACGTAAGATTTTAAAGATGTTAGAGTAGTACCTGGGTTTCGTAAACTATTTGGCTTATAGTTTTGCCCTTGCCTAGGCCCCGAAACAATAGTTCTTAATCCATTGCGACGTTCGTCCAATAGCTTTTCACAATACTCAACAAATCCGATTGCTTTATCTTCCGGCTGGAACTGTTCGGGTTTAAATTGCTTATTGAGTTTAGCCTTCAGATCCGTAACTTCAAATACTCTGTCTTCAACAACTAACGAAACTACAAAAGCGATCATTTCGTCTAATCGGGTATTATATTGATCAGAAAATAGGAAGTTTTTTCTAACAGGCTTTTTGGAACTGCTCTCCCAATATTTATCATTAAAATGTTTTTCTTCAATACGCATACCAGTGTAGTATTCCAATCGGCTTTTACCACCATACGAGTAATAAAGCCACAACTGGCCATCATGCTCTTTTAGTCGTTTTTTAAAGTAAATTTTGGGTCTCGCCAT